TTTAAACACCTCGCATTATAATATAATTCTCATATGATTATAATACGAAATATCTATAATTCTGTTACAGTCTTATTATTATAGCACATTTCAAAAAATTTTTAAAGGGTTAATTTATAAAAATAATATACCTTTAATATCAATGTAACAATGCAAAATTTGATACTATATATATATAATAGATAAATCAAATTTTTTTCTTTTTTTACAAAAAAGTTCTTGACAATACCCACACCTTTATGGTAATATATTATGCGTAGCTTAAACAGATATGCGTCCGTAGCTCAGTTGGATAGAGTGAACGGCTACGAACCGTTAGGTCGTGGGTTCGAATCCCTCCGGGCGTACCAACTCATCATAAACCGTATAAATGCTTGAAGTCAAGCGTTTATGCGGTTTTTTAGTGCTTGCGAGAAGAAAATCAACGTGATAAAAAGCGATAAAAAGTGATAAAATGTTATACTTTTTTATTAGTCTGTTAGTCAAAAGTTAGTCAGATTTTAGTCAGATTTTAGTCAAAAACAGAGTATGATACAATAAAAATAAGCTACCGACGCAATGTCGATAGCTTATTTTCTTATTCATCTTTCTTAAATTTTAATGCGTTCCTATTTTTATATTTTTCTTTGGTATCTTTCAAAACGTCTTTACTTAATTGCTTTAACATTTCAGTTTTTTCAATATCCGAAGCTCTTTTGTACGCGCTTGTATTCAGAAGTTTTTTACGTTGTTTTTCAACTTCTTTCCGATAATCGTCGTAATATTTTTTGTATTCCGAATATGTCATTTCCCAAGTGTATGATTGCTTATTTTTTGTTTTAGTTATAGTTGACTTTGGCAAGCTGTCTACATAACCATTATCAGAGGTTAATAAGCCATTACTAAAAGAATTAACAATCCCCTTGTCTGTATCGGTAATTGCTGAACCTGTTGCTTTTATATCTGTTATAAGTTCTTTACGTGCAGTTCTTTGCTCATCCTCCGACAGTCTTTTTATCGCTTTGTTTGCTTGTGTAATATACGCCGCCTTTGTAGCGTACTTTTCGTATAAGCAAGCGTTTTGAGGTGTCGGCTCATTTTGATACTTCTTTTGCATTTTATCTCTTTGTTCGTACACACGATTAAATACATCTGTTGAATATACACTATCCGCACTGAAAGACGTTCCGTATAGGTTAGACGGACTGAAGCCGTCAGCAGTAACCGACCTATTGAGCTTACCGATAATACCGGTATAATTATCAATTAAGTGGTCTATTTTCATCGGCGACCAGTTAAATGTCTGACCTATTGACTTTGCCAATAAAGAAGTTTTTTGGTTGTATTGCTCCTTGTTTGGCTCGTCCTCAAGTGCCGAACTTACTATCGGCGTACCTTTAAAGTCTTTATTAACCATATTATCAACAATTCCGCCTAATATTGTACCTCCTGCAGCTTGATGTACACCTTCTTCAATTCCTCCTTCTGCAATACCGGTAACAGGCAACCACGCAGGTAATGTTGTATCACCGATGTATTGCCCAAATTGATAAAATGCTTCTTTGTCACCAAAAGCGTAATCGGCGGCTCTTTCTGCTGTTGTGTTTAGTATTGCCGCTTCTCTTGCTTTAGGTATTTTTATAAATTTTCCGTTACCTATAGATATGCAGTAAAAATTATTTTTTTGATACTGAGATAATTCTTCCCAACCATCTTCATCTGACGTCCTGTTCCAAAATTCCAATAGTGCAGTAGTTAAAATTGCACTGATTAGGTACCTAAGCATATGCTTTGCAATCTCTTTTTTACCACCACTTGTGAATATACGAGCTTGTTTATCCATACCTTGAACAGTCGCATTTGAAAATCTAAATATTTTATTTAGTTTTCTGCCGACATCACCGCTTCTATTGAAGTTGACGGTTATATCAGACGCGGCATAAATAGCTTGTTGATTATCGGCTCCCTTTTTCTTCATACCTTTAAATTCAGCCAGTCGCGGAATAGCTTCGGTAATTTCGTTGATTTTTGTAACGCATTCTATTGGGTGTAAGAATATTGCTTGTGCCAAACGCCTTGCAAGTCCTGCGTCTTTTGAGTTCACCTCGCGCAAAGTCTTTTTCAGTACATCAATATTATCGCTGAACATTGACATATGTCCGCCACCTGCAGCTTTATATTGTTTATAGTTGTCACTGTTTCTTATAACGTCCCATAAAGCTGACATATATGCCCCTGTAAAAGTAATAGGATTATTATATGCTTTTGAATTTTTCATTGCAGTATCATAATCTCGTATTGCGTTCGTGGTAGCAAAAACCGGATTTAGTTGCGTTATCAGTGCGTTTGTTATGCCTAAAGTTCTTCCTGCAAAATTCATTATTTTTCCTGTTTGGATCGGTGTTAAATTTGTTATAGCATTAAACAGTGCCTTATCGTGTACCTGATAATATTTGTGCTTGCCTTTATTCAAATATGTAACTATTTGCTTTCCAGGTATAACTACAGGTGTATAACTTTCAACTTGTGTGCCGAATACGTCTTCAAAAGCCTCTGTTAAGTTAAACAAATCGTTTTCGTCAAGACTTTCTGACATTCTGCCTAAGAATTCATCAGACAACTTTTCAATGTTGATTATATTCTTTACTTGGTCTGGTGGCACAGGTTCTATAAAATTAGCAAACCCCGGTACATTGTCCGCATACATGCCCAATACCGCCATAACTCTGTTTCTTGTTCCGAACTTCACTTGCTTTTCTACATTTTTTATAATACTTTCAAGTGGGGATATGATTGTAGCACCACTACCTTTCGCAGTTTTTACAGGACTTTGCTGATTTGCAAAACCACTTTTAAATCCTGTTCTGTTCCTACCAGTGTCACGCATAAACGGCACGTAATGTGGGTACATTTTTTGTAGTTTGTTGTATGTAATAGCATCCATACCGCCCATAGATACTACCCAATATTTTAACATATCTTGTTGGAACTTGTACAGATTTTCCGACGCTTCTTTGAATTCAGGATGATTGTTTTCAAGATTTGCTATTTCTCTTTTTATTCGTTTGCCGTCTTGCAAAGTATCATCACTGAATACACGCTTTAACTTTGCACCTTCTTGTGGTTCAATCCATTCCAAAGAGTGCTTTAATACTAAATATTTATCGAATAAATCTATATCTTTGTGTGATATATCTTTAATGCAATCTATCAACCCTTTTCCGCCTGTCAAATTGCCGTTCGGGTCAACCATTCCTTCTTTAAATATAGTAGACATAGTGGCGTCTACATTTTTAGAATTTATAGCTAAAATATATGCGTCCTTTTTTCCGCTGAGAGTTCCTTTTACCTCTTTAACATAATCAGTAGCTTCTTTGATAGGTGCAAAGCTATCAACCAACTTGGTGTATATTTCTTTCGATATTTCACTTGCCGTTGATTTACTTCTCTTTTTTATCTCTTTGTTGTTGGTCATTGCCGCGTCTACTTTGTCCATAAAGTCCGAATTATAGTATTGTTGTGAATATTCTGATAGAGTTTTTAAGGCTTGAGCGTCTTTCGGAGAAAGAGTTTCGATAAATTCTTTTGAAAATCTCGGTACTTCCTTTATTGTACTTTGCGGATCTTTAACAAACTCTCTCACAAATTCAGCCACTGCCTCGTCCGGTACTTCACTTTTTTTATATTGCTTCATCAATGTTGGACTTTTTCGTTGTGCAAAGTCGATTATCTCATCAATATTAGCTGATGAAGTAAAATCATATTCATCATCAAGCAAATGTCCTAATTCGTGAGTAGCTGTCGGCAAGTCATTTGCTATACGAAGTCTTACAGCTTTCGAAAGTTTCTTAAACTCACCTTTAGCTCTTGTCAGTGACAAATTTCCTTTTGAAATAGGTATATTGAACTCTTTTGAAATATACGAAACAATATCGCCTAATTTCTTATTCTTTTGTTTTTTGCTGTTCTGCAGTTCGTTAGACGTCCAAGTATCAACAGTATTAGCTTGCTTAGAATACTGAATATCACTACTCGTATCAGTCTTGTTTACTATTTTCTCACTTGTTTCACTCGTGTTCTCTGCTTTTTGATTTGCAGATGTTTCATTATAATGCTCATACTTGTATGTTATATCTTTCTGCTTGGCAAGAGCTTCTTTTAGCTCTGTTTCTTTTTCAAAAGGCTTATTTGCTTCCTGCTTTGCAAATTCCAAATCGCTTTTAAACTTAGTAATACTATTTTGTGTATTGCTTAAATCCGAATCAAGCCTCTTTAGAACACCTGCTATTCTTGCAATATTATTCGCACCACCGGCATACTCGACTGTGTATGTGTTTTCACCTTGGATTACAAGTGAGTAATCCATACCACCTGTATTGCCTTTAAACTTAATTTTAAAACCGTTATATGAGCCGATTATATTATATTTGCCATTCTTCGGAGCAGACTTTATAGCTTCTGAAAGTGCTTTGTTTGCGTCTTTTTGCTTTTCATAACGCTTATCTTTAATGATTATTTCATTCTCATTATATTTATCTCTTGAAATAATATCGTTTTTTAAGCCTTTTTCTCGGTCAGTGTACTCCTCTATCAAGCGTGGATTTTTTGCAACGACATCTTGATAGTGATAAATTTCATTCAAATAACCTTGTTCCAGTGTTTTAAGTCTTGACACTTCTTTGTCTATATCTATCTTTTCTTTTACAAGTGGATTGCCTGATGTTATAGCCATAGCTGTTGCGGCGTCTATTGATTCGCCACCGTCGTCACTTGCTCCGACATCTTCCATTTCTGAAATTGCGTCGCCTCGCAAAGCGGCTCTTATCATTTCGCCTTTGCGGTCCTGTGCTTGCCACTTATGACTATCAAAAGTGTTTTCTTGTAGATATCTGTAAATACGTACTTCTTTGTTGATATTTCCCGAACGGACACCACGAGCGTTACTTTGTTCCCAATCCGACGGTTTATATGTAACTGTGGGGTGATGTATTGCTACAACACGTTTTTGAACATTAAGTCCCTCAGCCATCTTCTGACAAGTTCCAATTAATACACGAACGTCGCCATTATTTACTTTTTCGTATAGTTCTTCAAGCTGTGCGTCTTTTTGATTGCTTATTATAACAATTTCTTCTTCCGGTATGCCTCTTTCAATCAGTTTATTTTTAATATCCTTATGTAAATTAAAAGAATATACTTCGCCAGAGCCTGCACCTTTATCGCAAAATATGATTTGCGTGCCTTTTATGTTATTAGAATTTTTGTACTCATTGAGAACTTGTTTACACATAGTGTTAATTTTACTATTTTCGTGTTCAAGTTCATCAACAGAGTAATCTTTATACATATTTACATCTGTTTCAGCACCTGAAAGCATTCTTGTATCAACAGACGCCATATCTGCCATCGCCATTAGACGAGCATATACTTTTAGCATTTCTTTCTTGTTAGTATTAGCTAAAGTATCTGTAATTTGCTTTTGTATTTGCTTATGCTCCGGAGTTCCCTCGATTTTTATGTCTACATACTTCGCTTTAGGCAAATCTTTTACAACATCTTCTGTAAAAACTATGTCTGCGAATTGTCGAAACAGTCCTATCATTTCAGACGCATTTACAAAACTGCGTATTACTTGTGTTGATTTCGGTTTAATCTGTCCGTCAATTCCTAATTCTACTGTGTTTTCGATTTTAGCAAATGTATTAACCCATTCATCAAGTGAATGTATTCCTGCTTCTTCTAATATATCCGGTCGTACCATTCGCATCATATTGTATATTTCTGATACAGTATTTGTTATAGGTGTACCTGTTCCAAACACAATTTTTCCGTTTATCGAACGCAAATAGTCTAACTTCATCAGCATATCGTTAGCTTGTTGTGCACTACTGCTATTTGCTAAACCTTTAATACTAAGCGATGTAGGTGTTGTAATACTTTTATAGTTATGTGCTTCATCTACACAAATAGCGTCAAAACCAAGCTTTTCAAATTCAATACCGTTTTCATCACGTTTTGTATCTGCATTTAGATTTTTTAATTTATCTTCAAGGTTATTTCTCTTTTTTATCAGATTTTTATATGCTCTTGTAGAACCATCTCTGTTACTTTCAGCTTCTGCGATTTGTATATTGCATTCTTCAAGTTGTTGAGAAATAAAATTTGCTTCCAGTTGCTTACTTACCGGTATTTTAGTGAATGTAGTTCTTGCAATAAGGACTATATCCCAATCATTTGAATTAACCAATCCAAGCATAGATTGTCTTTTGGCTTTTGCTGTATCTATCACAAGCACTTTTGCTGTCGGATAAGCTTCTGCTATATCGTTTCTGAAATCGACTACTTTGTTGTTTGGAACAACCATTGCAGTTTTATTTATGATACCCATTCGCTTAGCTTCCATAACCGAAGCAATCATTTCAAATGTTTTACCTGTTCCTACACCGTGTGCAAAAAGAGTATTTCCGCCAAACAAAAAGCGTGCAATACCGTTCTTTTGATGTGGATATAGCTTTTCTTTTAATTCTTCGCTCATTGAATCAAAGGATAACTTTTCAGCTATATTCTTGTAATTAAGAGGTCTGTAATTATTGTACATTCGGTTATACTTGTCTACAATAACATTTCTTCTTTTGCTGTCACGGAATATCCAGGAATTGAAAACGTTTTTTATATCTTCAGCTTTTTGCTTTGCGACTTCTGTCATTTTTGTATCTATAGTAACAACTTCTTTACCGTCAACAACAGATTTCGTTTTAGCCAATATTTCGCCGTCATTTAACACCTTTTCAAGAAGTTGTACCGCATTAAAAGCCTTGCAACCATATTTTGTGTTCACGATTTCGCCATATCGTCTTTGTCCTGCTCCATCAATCTTCCATTTTCCGCTTGAATCTTTTTCTATATTCAAGCGTTGACCAAAAGTATCAAGTGCAAAACTTTCTATATATTTCGGGTCGATATAGTTTGCACCGAGTTTAACGATTATTTCAGAGGCATTTTTAGGTTTTGGTAAGACTTGCTCAAGCATTTTTTCTTGTTCTTCAAAGTTGGGCTTACCTTTTACTTCGTCTAACTTTTCGTAGATGTTGCCCGACAAATATATATCAGTAAGAACATAATCGCCTTGAGGTGTAAGCACAATTTCACCCTTTAATTCATCAGCAATCTGTTTTTCGGTTTTGCCCGTCAATTCTTGCATATGTTTAAAATCGACTTTGCCTGTTTCGTTTATAGATACTACAAGTGCGTCAGACGCAGTATCCACTTTAGTAATTTTTTTCTTGCGTAACGTTTCTTTTTCAAACAATACCGATTTTGCAAATTCTTTTTTTGCTTTGTCGTATCTTTCCAAACCGCCTACTAAATAGAAATCTGAATCAGCTTTCAAAAAACTATTGTTCGTGCTTTTCTTTTTACCTATTTTTTTCTTTCCGTCGCCTGTAATCGGACCGTGTTTTTTATAAAAATTATCATATACTTCTGATAATTTTTTTCTTAATATTTCAATATCATTATCCGGCAATTCTTTTTCGTAAGCTTCAAGAAGTTCTTTATAAACGTCCCTTACTGCAATATAGTCGCGTGCTGTATTTTCTTTTGATCCCTTTAAAGCAGTTGCTGTTCCTGCTCCGTCGTCTTCATAAATGCGTCCGCCTTTTTCAAAAAATTTAGGCTTTTCAGACCACGAAACAAGTGTTTCAACTTTCTTTAACTCACTTTTGCCATTCATTAGTCCTTTCGGCAATTTTGACATTGCGTCGTTTAGTTTTTCGTAGAAGTTACCGTCACCGATTACTGTTGTAATTTCGCCCCACGCATTAGTTCCTTTCGCGAGAGCGCCTAAAATATTTTCCGAGTGCTTTTTGAAATACTCGTTAATTCTCAATCCATCATCGGTCGTGGTAACATTCAAAATACTGTCGTCACTCGGTCGCTGACCACTTGCGCGCTTCTGAAGAATTAACAAATCAGATTGTACACCGGTATTTGCACTTCGTGAAAATACACCTTCCGGCAGTTTATAGCAAGCGACAACGTCAGCTCTATCCATAATAGCTTTTCTTGCGTCTATTCCATAACTGTCTAATGTACCTGAACTTGTAATAACAGCTACAATGCCACCCTCACGCACTTTGTCCAAAGATGATATGATAAAATAATTGTGCATTGAATATTTCTTTTTATCATATGAAATCTTGTTTTGACCGAAAGGTACGTTACCGATTACTAAATCATATGAATTGTTTTTAAATGCTATATCTTGAAACGGTTTATTAATTACAGTTGCTCCAGGATATAGATATTGTGCAATTCTTGCAGTGTATGTTTCGAGTTCCACACCTGTAAGTGCTGATTTTGCAGTCATTGCGACAGGCATTCTACCAAAGAAATTACCTATACCCATTGAAGTTTCGAGAACGTTTCCACCTTTAAAACCTAATCTTTTAAGACCGTTATACATTGCATCAACAACTTTTGTAGGTGTAAAAAATGCGTTATTCATCGAATCTTGTACATTTTTTCGTTGCACACCGTCAAAATATCTGTTAAATCTTGAATATTGTTCATACGGCAGACGTCTTGTATCTATTCCACCCCACCCCTTGTATTTTGCGAGTATTTCTTTTTCTTCGTTTGTTGCTTCTCGTCCTTCTTCTTCCAACTTCAAAAGTAACTCTATTGCGTCAAGGTTATCTTTTGCACTCGGTGGAGTAGTATCGTATTTTTCAGCAAAATCATCGCTTATAACAAAATTATTCTTATTAGACGGTAACTTTTCTTTTTTGACGGTTTTTGCGCCTGTTTCTATAACATCGGGTGTATCATCGGTGTTGTCTTTTAATTGTCCAGGCTGTCCACCCATTCCTTGAACAACATCAATTCCTCCATTGTGTACTGTTCCTCGTCCTCGTCGTCCTCCGTCTGATACTCCTTCAGTTTCTGATGTAGTTTCTCTTTTATCAGTTCCTCCGTATATTCCCTCGCTATCATCTCTGACATCGGGTCTGTTTCTTTCGTTTCCAACTGATTGTCGTAGTCCGTTGTTGCTATCGTCGCTATGTGACGTATGAACTCCGTCAATTCCACTTTCTTCATTAGTTCCGTCAGTTCGGGTGCGTAGTCCTCTATCATCATTTCTACTTTTTCCGTCCAATACTCCTTGTTGCGATATGCCATTTTCTTTACCTCCGTTTTTTTGATTATCTACTTTTGAAACCACTTTGTAATCGTGTGTTTGCTTAAAGTTTTCTATACCGCCGATATGTGAGAATGTCTGTTTGTTGTCACTCTTATCAAGATTTTCAAAACTCATATTTAAGCCTGTTTGTGTAACTTTCCATTGCCTGCCATCATACTCGATTACATCGCCGATTTCCAAGTCAGGTATTTCTTTTATTGTATCATTTTCGGATTGGCTGTTCAATACAGTTTTATTGTTTTCTGAAACGTTTTCTTCGTCACTTTCTGTATTATTATTTGTTGATTGACTATCTTTGATATTTTCATCTGCTTGTACATCATCTGTTTCTTTTAAAGTGCCTGTGGTTCCAAAGAAATCATTAAACACATCAAAAACTTGTTCTGTCGGTTCAGCTTTGAAAATAAAACCAGGTATCGATTTACCATCGGGTGTTTTTGCGTATCTTGAATAATAGCCGCCTACTGCTTTTACTTTTGCATTTAGCTTTTTATATTCATCTGCTGAAATTCTCTCTTTTAAGCCTATAATCCATAAATCCTCGCCTGTTTTGGTATGCTTTGTTTGTGTGAGGTTACATTTATCTTTCAAATTTAATGTATCATTTTCTGTATCTCGGCGTATACTACTATTGACAACATCACTATCTTGTGATACAATATTGTTAGTAGAGGATTTATCGTTAATAATTGCCAACCACTTATACAGTTGGGGATTCACTTGCGATAAATCCTCTTTTTTGTATTTTATGTTTACACCTTCACCGGAAATCAAGTTTTTAGTATAGTTATCATTGGAACTGAACATTGTTACAACAACATTGTAATCTTTGTATTTGCCACCAATATCTTTCGTACTGTTAAGCTCAACGGATATTATGCCATTATTTCCTTTTTTTGTTTTGACTGTTGTGAACAAGTTTAGTTTACCATTTGCAAGCTGTATAATTGCGTCGGGATTTTGTAGAAAATCAGGTAATTTTTTTGCGATTTCCGCACCTAAATTGTGATAATGTCCCTCAAAAACACCGTTTTTTCTAACTGCAAGATATAACTTGGTATAATTGATTATCACTTTCAGATCTCTTGCACCTTTAACATTGTCAAGAATGACGTTAGGGGTATTTTTTAATATCTCGACCGCAACTCTATTATCTGCGAGTTCTTTTGCTGTTTCATCAGATACAGAAAGAATATTATCCACAGTATCATTGTAATCTTCAAGTAATTGACCTACAGGAAGTGTTTCATTTGTTTTGATATCGGATTTAGGTATTTCTATTGTGGAATTGTCTTTTTGAGTTGCATTTTCCACCGGCGCTGCAAGGGGATTGGCACTGACCATTTCTTTAGCAGAATTTTCTTTAACTTGCAAATTACTCTTTATTGTATTTAATGCGTTTATAAATTGTGATATTTCGCCCCCTGTCTTTGTTATCCCATCATTGTCGTTATGCAAATAAATCGAATATCCACTTGTTTCATTTTCGACTTGCTTCATAAATTCAATAGCAGTGTCTTGATTAGGGAATATTGCTGTTGCGTTGCCCGTCGGCAAATACGATACAATATAACTACCGTTTGAACTTTGGTGCGTGCCAAAACGACCGTATGTAACTCCTTGTTTTGTTTCGTATTCTCCATTTTTCTGTTTTACTGCAAACGACGTTTCACTTAGTTGGTTCGTATAGTCAATGCCTTGTTCTATAACATAACCTACATTTTGTCCATTTTCACTTACCGGAGCAAATTTTATATTGTTATTTGCATTTTCACTTATATTAAGTGAAGAATAATCGCCGTTTTCCACGTCTTGCACTTGTGCATTTAAAACTTCGTTTGCGCCATATACATTGTTATGTAGATTGGTGTTTTTCTTTATTCCCTCTCTTAAAACATCTTTAAAATTTCTGACTACAGTTTGAAATTCTCTGTTTCCGTCAAGTACACTGTTTCCGGTAAGAATTTTATTTACAAGTTCGTCGGCAAGGTTATCTGTTTCTTGTGATAAAACTGTGTAGCTACGTCCGTTTTTCTCTGACATAGCTTGCACAAAGTCATTCGCATAGTTACTTACATAATTTTTGTCGAAAAGATTATCATTGCTTGACATAAATCTTGTATTTGCCTCTTGTATACCTGTTGCACTTTCAGATACATTTAAGCCGACTTTATTCATTGCATTATGTACTTCATCTGTAACTCGATTTACAGACGATTGTACACCGTTTTCTTGTGTGTCGTTAAATGCAGTGTCAGTTGTAGTTGGTGTATCTGCGCTATTAACGCTGTCTGCTGTATCATTAATAATTGAATTATCGGTGTTAATTTCGGAAGCTGATACATCATTCTGTTGTTTTTGATTTTCATTAAACTGTTGTACTTGATTAAGCTTGCTTTCGTCAGCTTGGTTTAGTATAAATTTGAATTGTTTTACTGCATAATCAAAAGCACTGTTTCCGTCAAGTTTACTTTCCCCTGTAAGTATCTTTTGAGTTAATTCATCAGCAATATTGTTATCAAGAAAATCGCGATTCGGATAATTGTCACTCTTTTGAGCAACCTCAACAAAACTATTCGCGTATCGTCTGACAAAATCCTTATTATACCCTTGCGGATTGTTTTCTGCGACAACATCAGCTTTGCTTACGCTGTCTTGAACTTCTTTCGGTAACTTATCTGTTTTTTGAACTTCAACATCATTTGTCTTGACGCTTATAGGCGTTTGTTCTTGAACGGTTTGTATCGGTTCTACTTCTGATGTTTTTGGTACATTTTGTATCGGATTTGTGTTTTGTGGTGTTGGATTTGTATTATTTATGTTTGTAGGCTCTTTTGTGATATTGTCCACATTCCCTACATTTGATGTTTTCGATATTTTTTCTACATCATAAGGAATTGAATCAGCTCTGTCGTAAAATTCTTTTGCTCTGCTTTTGATAGTCCTTAAGTCCTCTTGCATACTTCTTACACGAGCGTCCTCACCAACAAAACGAGCTTTTTCTAATACAGTATCTTTAACTGGTGCATTTCCTTTGCCGGTTAAGTATTCTGTAACAGTATCTGACGGAGCATTATTTTTTAGTTTAAAACCTTCTCCGTCAAGATACTTAATCATTGAATCGGAGTAATCCATAACATTTTTAGCAAATTGTTTAACACTTTCTACGTCGTTTGTACTTGCTGAATTCATCATACCTTCGTAATCTTTCATCATCTTATCGTTTACAACGTCTAAAGCCTCTTTACTTGATTGCTTGATTTTACCCATATTTATAGCTGATGTAATTGTTGCAAAAGCAAAGGTCACAGCCATATTCTTAGCAACGTCTTTAGCTGTAGGTCTTTCTTCTTTAGGGTGCAAAAAATATGTAGCAGCACTGTCTGCACCGGCAAATGACGCGCCCGCAACCCCATTTCTTATCATTTCAGGTATAAATTTATGTTGCAATTTCGTTTTAAACAAGATATTTTCGGCAAAATCTTCAACAGTGGAACTTGTCGCACCGCCTACGGCTCCTCCTACAACGCCTATAGCGGTTTCTTTTGCTATATCTTTTGCTTTTTTTCCGTCAGTGGTTGCTTCTGTTCCTTGTTGTAGTCCAAAAACAATGCCGTTTTTTATTGCACCTTGAACCCAAGTAGGTGTTTTCGCCAACCACTTTACACCTTTCAAAGCACCTCCAACAGCTTCACCTAATCCTATTAGTGAAACTGTAGAACCTGCTAACTCTCCGACGGTACTTGCTATTGGGTGTTCTTCTGATGATTTTGCATTTGCTTGTTTTTCACTTACGTAATCGTTGACATTAAGTCCTGTTTCTTTATATTTTTTTTGTGACTTTAAATTATCAATCGCACTTCTTCCACCCAAAGTCGCACCGTCCATTAAACTTGTTATAAATGTATCCGGTACATTCCCACCTTCTTTTGCTATGTTTTTTCTTTGATTGTTTAATGCAAGTTGCTCTAATGTTTCTTTATCTTTTTTTACTTCTTTGCTAATGCCTTTTTCATTAGGAAGCCAATCATATCCTGCTTCTAAAGGGTCGTTATGTGGAATACGGTTAAAATTATGTTCTTCTGCCCATTTTGAAAAATCATCATAAGAAAAATTATTCGGGTCAATACCATATTTATCATACATAGCATTAAGTTTATCTTCTTTTTCTTTTTGGTGTTTTTGTTTTGCCTCTTGGTATTTCGGCATTGTTTCAAAAGTAGATTTACTTGTTTCTTCGAAAAGATTATTGCCCTTTTCTTTATGCCGTGTTTTGCTTTTTTGTTCAGAGGGTACACTTTTTGGTGTGTACCCTCTTTTAACTAAAATATCCTGCAATGATTTCAAATTACTTTTTAAATCGGTATTTTCTCTTGCTGTTGATGCAGATCTATTATATCCTCTTTGTGACATAATATTTTGTAATGATTTTAATTTCTCTTGCATATTACTCATATTTTAAGCTCCTCTTTGGTTGTAATTATTTTATTAAAGAACCTGCATTATAAATATCATCATCGGTTAGACCCACTGAATGGAGTAAATCTATACGTTGTTCATCTGTAAGACCGTCCGTATTAGCTGTATTCATCGTCAAAACTTTCTTATAATTGTCCGGAATTGCAGGATTGATTTTGTATGTACCATCAGCATTGACTATAAACATATCTTTTTTTCCCATTTCTTGTGCTGCGTTGTTGTTTCTCTGTATCCAACTGTTAAAGAATTCTTTTGTTATTCCATCCACTTGACTACCGTTTTTTGACGATTTAGAAGAATTAGACGAAGAGGCTGTATTTCCACCTAACGCACCATCCGTCTGTTTGTATGCATTTACAGTGTTATTTATTTCTGACGTTTTTTCAGCTATCGTATTCTTCGATGCATTGTTTGCAACAGCCATTTCATTCTTGGCACTTGCGTCATTAACACGAATTGTATTATCGGCTTGATTATTGTTAATACGGATTGTATTGTCAGCCTCAATGCCTGGCATTCTTTCTTCGTGGTCGTAACCCATTTGTGCAATATCCTTGCTGTTTTTAAGTTCTGCGTCAAACTGTCTTGCGTCCTCTGTTTGCGTATTCGGAACACCGTAATCACCGTCATCATATTGACCGTATTTACTGTAGTTGTTCCAAATTTTTACGCCCCTTGCAACTCTCGCCGCCTGTGCTGTCTGCGTATCACCTCTTGCGATAGCTTGTTCGATTACCTTTTTATAGTCAATATCTTCTATCGGATTGCCGTTATCATCAAAGAATGGATTTGAAGAATATTGCATACCCTTAGGAATTTGACCTGTAACTTGTGCTGTTGTTGCGTCACGTGATACTTTACCGTTAAGTACAGTTTCATTTCTTTGTACTTCGTTATTCTTTGCTGTTTCGTCTCTGTTGAACGCATTGTCGATTTGAACACCCATATCGGATAGGATTTTTCGTGCCTGTTCAATTTTTTGCGTTGAATTATAAGCGTTTTGCACCTTTGCATTATACGCGTCTAATACATTCTGTTGCGCCTGTGAGTATAGCGCCGCTTGCTGTCGCATTGCGTTTGCGGCGCTGTAACTGTCAACATTACCGCCGTTTGAAGCTGTACCTAAAGCAAGCTGATTATTTCTTCCCTGTATAGCTGATAGATTATATTTACCAAGTATCGCTTTTGCCTCATCGGTAGAAAAAGGATTAGCTTTAACCAAGTTCATATAGTCGTTATAATCTTGTGTATTTGTTTTCATCAAGTCGTTATAATGGTCGAATAGATTACTTTGCTGTTGACCTACAAGGCTTGATGTGGTTTGACTTTTGCCTGTGTCTTGAACATAGTTTTTAAAAGCATTATCAAGCGTACTGTTATCCCAATAAGATACCCCATTTGAGCCTATTGCCGACGGCTTGCCTATGTTTTTACCGCCTAAGCTAACCTCACCTGTCGTATCGTTATATTGAAGTGCATTGTCTATATCGCTTTGACTTAAACCGTACTTTGAGCCTAAGCCGTAAAAATACGGTCTAATTGCACTTTTACCGCTCTGTGCAAAGTAGTCATTAACATACTTCTTTGACGCGTCATATCCGCTGTTATAAAGCGTGTCGGCAAGCTTTGTGTCACCATTTTCACGCATTTGTCCGTAATAGTTTTGTGCCTCGTTTGCTATTTGTGCCGTTTTCTTTGTATCGCCCTCTGCATTTGCATTAAGCCAATTACCTTTTAGCCGTAATATTGTATTTACGGCGTCTTGCGTATTATATGCCATTCGTTTTACCTCCCTTATGCTATTCTTCTTGCACCGACATAGTCGCTACGTCCTGATAAATTGCTGATTTTAACGACATCACCTGTCTTTGGTGCTTGTATGTACTGTCCGTTACCTATATAAATTCCGACGTGTCCCGGAGCTGACGTACTACCGCCCGAACCTCTGAAAAATACAAGGTCGCCCTCTTGCAAGTTATTCTTGCTTACAGCTTGCCCTACATTTATTTGGTCGTATGTTGTTCGTGGTATATCAATACCGCTTGCTTTCGCCGCGAGTTGTACAAGACCGCTACAATCAACACCGCTTGACGAAGTACCGCCGTATACATACGGTGTTCCCAAATACTGCTTTGCCGCCGCAACAATCTGCCGTCCTTTGGAAGAACCGCCTGACGAAGTGTTTGAATTGTTCGCATAGCTCAATCTGTTTAGATAACTTCTTGATGAATTACTTGATGAATTACCTGTATTTGAACCGCTTACACCCTTAGCTGTGTTGTATAGTTTTCCCATAATAGAACTTACCTGTGTCGCCCAACTGCTATCTATTGCTCCGCCGTCTGTGTATGCATACCCCATTCCTTTCGGATTGTTACCTGTACCTGCTGAATTAATTGACTTTGCACCATACCCATTGTAGTATGTTTTCATAAATTCAGTCGCAAATTGAGTAGCACCTTGTGACATCTGACCGTATCTATGGGCGTTGCCCTCAGGATTAACATTTGTAGCACCGTAACCCCAAATATTATTGGTTTTCTTGGCTATGTTTGAAGTACCCCAACCGCTTTCCAAAGCTCCGATACCGAGTATTGCCAAAGCGCTCATACCTGTTGTTTTTTGAGCATTGTATATACCCTCTGCGTCACTTGTTGATATGACTGAACTGCGATTAAAGTGCTTTTTAATGATTTCAGCTATTTGTGCTGTTGATAGTTTCGGAAGTTGTGTTGCTACATCAAGACTTCCAAGCGACGAACTGTCAAGATTTCCGTTAAAACCAACATTATCATCACCGTTTGAATTAATAGTACCACTGCTAAGAGCGGTACTATTTTCATTTTGAGTAGAATTTGATGAATTTGACATTGTGTTTGTTGGTTGAATACCTGTTGCTTGTGTTATCCATTCTCTAACCTTATCGCTTGTCGCACTGCTGTTTACAATCGGCTTATAATCAGCCATTTTATTTATAACCTGTCCGTCTCTTTTGCTGATGAACGGGTTAAAGGAATTTATGTTCGGTGCCGTTGCTGTATTTTGCTTTCCGTACAATGTATCAATTTTGTTTTTTAATTGATTACTCTGTTGTTGTGAATCGAAATTAAAAAGGCTGTTTACCTTATTTCTTATTGTATCTGCCAAACCCATAGTCATTTACTCCTTATCAAATCTTGATTTTCATAAGTCCTGCAACAAATTTAACTGCACGATATACAACAACACATACCCACAATTTTGTATTGTTTAGATTAAGGTGCGCGTCGTCTGCGCCTGATACAATACCGTTATCCAAACACCACTGAACAGGCTTATGCGCCCATTCGGGCATATTACTGTCAATGCAATCGTAAATCATTTCTGATTTATCTGCCTTTTTCTTGTCCAACTCATTAATTTTGCTAAGTAGTTCCTCATATTGTGTCATATTTAATTCCTCCTTGTTTGTTTTATCCTTTGTCACTTGTCCTGTAATTCCTTTAAAAATCGCTTTTGCAAACTCTGTCGCACCGATTTTCTTGTATTTATTTGCGTCCTCTGTATCTACAAAACACACTTCAACAAGCATAGCTTTCGCGTCACTGTGATGTACCACATACAGCTTAGAGCCGTCTTTAATACCTCTGTTTTTAAAACCCAATTCACTTATCGCCTTGCAAGTATTTGCTGCCTCATCAAACTTTTTGCCGCCGTAAGTCCACACCTCTGTACCTTGCCCACCGCCACTGTTAAAGTGAATTGATACAAACAAGTCAAGTGACTGTGAATTTGCCATATCAACTATCTGTCTTAGATTTGAACTTACTGTCGGCGCATAATCATTTGTGCAGTCGTGCACTGTATGCCCTGCCTTTTTTAGTAAATCTTCAAGTGCATAGCCGACTTTCCGTGCCTCTACGCTCTCATCTATGTAACCGACTGCACCGCAACCGACAGTGCCGCTTACAGTGTGTCCGCAGTTAATTCCAATTCTCATATTTCCTACACCTCTTTCAATTCAATATCTTCCATTACTGCTCGCGCCTCTAAAATTGCCAAATAGTCAGCCATTGCGTTTAGTTGTATGTTATATGTACTGCGTGGACACGTTGGGGAAAATTTTAGTTTTCCCCTGTCCCATTCCTCCAACATTTTCTTTAACCCTTTGAACCGATTCGCCAACTGATAATATTCTGCCTTGAAACGTTCCTTGTAGTCCGCACTGTTCATCAGTGCAACAGTATCTTGTAAATTCATAGTTATTCCCCTTTCTTCCCCTCAAGTTCTGATGTCATAGTGTTTAGCCATTTTTCAATTCCACTTCGCAATTTGCTCGGTATCGGCAGACCACACAAGCACATATTTTTCAGTATCGAAATGCTTTCATACATTATGTACAGCAAGCAGAAAAACTCACATATGCCCACTTGCGTAATGCCTATATATTTAAGCACTTCTTCCGGCACAAACGGTAGCATATTAAAGCCTATCAGCTTGTCCAAAATAGCCAAACCCACAACCGATACAATCATTGCAAATTTTCGTATTGCACCGTCAATGCCGAAACAGCTATTAAACTTTTTCTCTTTGATTGCCCTTAGTAACCCTAAAACCGTATCTAACATAACTGCAACAAATACAGTTTTTATGAATAGGTTACACGCCAATGTAACCCAAAATATATTGATTGTTTCCCAAATGTTCATTTATTTATCCTCCTCGCGTATTACTACTTCTTCTCCACCTTGTTTGAATGTGAATAGCAGTTTAACCTCTCCGCTTTCATATTCTCCCACATCTATTATTTTTAAGGCTTTAGTAACTCTACAAACTCCACAATATCCTTTTTGTATACTTCCGTTGAAAACAAAAACAGAACCTAAATCATCATTATAGCGAATTTGTTCTATTGCTTCTGTATCCGGGTCTGCAACCACATTTTTTATGATAAACAAGTCACCTACTTTAGCTACTGTGTTTATCTTCGCCCCTATATTTTCTGCAGGATAACATTCCAAAATCGGTATGTTTATTGCTCCTATTTTTATTAGATTTTTTATGGTTTGGTCAAAATTCCATTCAGATTCGGAATATTCACCGCTATTTATCCAATCATAAACATCTCCTGCAAGTTTGCTTCTTGTAATAGCCTCATCTGCAATATGCACGGTTTTCACTGAATTACTTCCAAGTGTTCCTGTTTCACCTTTTTCGCCCTTGTCGCCTTTTTCACCCTTTGCACCTGTATCACCTTTCAAGCCTTGCGGACCTTGTTCTCCTGTGTCGCCCTTAACACCTTGTATGCCTTGTGGTCCTCTTATCGTACCTTTGTATTGCCACTTTACGTCTTCACCGCTACCTGCTGTAGTAGACTGATAGATATAGCCATAATCGGTATTAAGGTACATATCACCCACTTTAACAAGAGGACAATCTGCATATGTATAGTTGATGTTTTTAGACGTACCGCTTAAAGCTGTGCCTGTATACCACAAGCTACCGTTCATATTTACATTTCCTTTGCCTGTGCCGATAAAAAACTCGTTTGTATCACTTGTGTATGCCGGCTCAGCGAACGACAATGTTGGTAGTAACTTTCTCAGTCCACGTCTAAATTGAATTTTATTAGCCATTTTTTAACCCTCCATAATTTCTTTTTTCTCATTCTCTGTGATAAATCTGGCATTTACAAATGTGTTTAAATCCTTTTCTTTGTAAATGCCCTTTTTGTAATACATTTTAATTAGTCGTTTGTTCATTTGTAATTGCTACCTCCATTTCCGCAATTTTTAATAACAGCATTGCGTTGATTTCGTCCTGTGACATTGTTTCGTCACCGTTCATAACGGACTGAACATATTGTTTCATATCCGACATACTGTCAAATGTTTTTGACTGTATCTGTGACAGCTGTTCTGCCGTAGGCTGTTCAAATGTGATGTCTGTATGCTTAATTTTTGCAATTTCTGTGTCCATATCGAAATCACCGTCAGTTTCGGCGAATTTATCATTGACAATCCTACGTTTTATACGTAATATATCCCTATCGGCGTGTATTCCGTACACAGTGCCGTCAATTTCGACACCGTGTTCGTAGAATTGTGCCTGCCCGTTTTTACTATAAAATTTGTACATAATAGCCTCCTTAACTCCACGATGTTATATTTCCTTCTGCAATACAAGTATCTGCAATTCTACCAAAAGATTTAGCACTTGTTACATTATTTTTGATTACTGTGTTACCATCGACATCTAAAAGATTAAACTCGTTATTGTCGGCTAATGATGATGAAGTAGAGAACGTGTTATTTAAGATTAATGTCTTACCAGTTGCACCTATCAATGAACAACTTCCTGTCGCAGGTATAGATGTGATAGACATATAATTATCTGATATAATAGAAGAATTACTACAATCAATGAATTGAACATATTCCCCAGTAATTCTTATTGAAGTAAATTGATTCCCAATTAGTCTACCCGAATTTGTCAAGAATGACGTATCTTCATTTTGGTATATTGACGAGAAGATATTGCCTATAATTTCGCCACCACAGCTAATACTACAATCTTCCATAGATCTGAAAATATTTCCCATAATACTTCCACCTAACGATATTAAACAATTATCGCAAGTTTCAATATAATTACATTGAAAGAAAATATTTGTCGCCGAAAGCATAAACCCTAAAAGTGGTTTGTTTTGTGTAAAATTTAAAAATTCATTCCCTATTATTTTTGCATAACGTGCAATGTAAATTTCTTTCGTTATTGCATTTCCTGGAGCACCCTCAAACCCATCTATAACATTATTAAAAAATAGTACTTTACCCAATTTAAATGTTGATACACCTATTTGATGCGTGCTAAATATAGTGACAAATGAACAGAACATAATGTTCGAGTCATCTTCAGCATATAATACCATTGGATTAATTGTATCAGATGTCACTGTTTTAGTATCTTCTACCAATGTTACATTTTTCATTGTCGCAAATTGTGATATGTGAAAAATATGCTGTTTTTCAGCAGGATTTGTGTTTTTAAAAATGAATTCATCACACATTGACCCATCTAGGGTCATACCACCTTTTAATGATATAACACATCCACCACTACTGTTCGTCAATCCATAACCACGTATGGTATTTTCGTTTGTCAAAACACATTGTGTACCTACAGGATAGATAACGCTGTTGTTTTGCGCACTATCTATCGCCGCCTGTAATTTCAGTTCGTCGTGGTCGCCGTCACACACGACAAATATTTGGTTTTTTGTTTTCATCGACGCACCTGCTGCGGGGATTGGTGTATTGTCGTTTCCACCTACATATATTTCAGCCTCTGATTTGTCATCACTATATGCAATAGCTATTTCGCCTTCCGAAAGTGTTAATCTATTTATATTGCTTTTCAAACCGTGCTTTGCTATAAATCTTGTTGCCATTCTATCAATCCTCCTTTCCTTAATACGTTCCACAATCAATGACCGATGTTACTTGTGCAGACAGTTCAAGCGGGTTAAAATCACCGCAATCAAAACTGTTTTCGGGTTCACTGTCAAAGTTACCGCCGTCAAGCTCTGTTCCTAACTGTTCCATACCGAATACACCACCGTCGTATGATGTAATGCCGATTGCTGTGTACAGATTTTGAAGTTCGTTTGTATATGCATATACTATTTCTTCGACAAAAGCCTTAAAATCAATATAGTCAAAGTATTTATCAAGGTCTTTCACTTTGTCCCATATTGCTACTCTATCTTCTGTGATAGTATCAAGTACATTCTTGTTACTGTGCTTGTGAGCCAGTGTTTGCAGTGTATTCACCACATTTTCAAGCATTTCCCTTGCGTTTATTTCATCATCAAGTTTTGCGTTTGTATCGTCAATCTTGCCGTTTAACACGCTATCCATATCTTCAAGAGATTTTTGTATAATCTCAATTTCAGATTTGGTTATGTACTCTTTATCATTAACAAGTTGCGATACAAGTGTAGGAACGCTTAAAGCAAGCCTTAAACTCTCTCTTGAAATATCTTTTTTGAGTGATATTCCTGCTATTTGAGTTATTTTCAGAACGTATTTATTAAGCAAGTCAGGTGTTTCAGAGCCGAAGTCTGTCTTTTGATAACATACATTACCCTTCATTTAATCACCCCCATTAATTTAAACGCACCCTTACACATAGATTACAAGGCTTTGTGTCCTTGTTTTCAAACTTCAACGCCGATACAGTCTTATTTACAACATAGTTTTCTTTGACTTCCGACCATAGTTCAGTCTCGCGTGGTTTTCTTGACATAGTGGCATATAAAGCAACGTCGTCACCGTCACATTGCCACCCTATATCGTTCACACCTCTCTTATTTGCCGATACAACAGGCATTTTAAGATATATTATCTTTCCCGCTCCGACTGTATCTTCATATACATAATCGAAGCCGGTTGTCATTCGTTCGAATTCTTCCATTTCTTCTGCATTTGTTGGTTTGTTATACATTATTATTTATCCCCCTTTTGAACTCAACGTGCGCCATACCGCTTGCATAGTCGATAGTAAAGCTGTGCAGACTGTCCATAGGCAAATCAACAACTCCTCTGCCAATCGTACAATCTTCAGTTTCATATTCAATTTTTATATCTTTAAGATTTTGTTCTTCAACAATTATTCTCTTTACCTTTTGACATATCTCTATATCTATCGAGAATAACCAAGCTGTTGGTACTCTGTTTATAAACAACAGTGTTTCGTTTGGGTTTTTACACGTCACTGCGACGTTATCACCTATTCTAAATAACATATATTTTCCTCCTTAACTTGTACTTGTCGGTAAACCTATTACCGTACATTTCGAAAAATCCCAAGTGCCTTTGGGGTATGTCTTACTTCCAGTCGAACCTATAAAAGACGTTCCTACAGCTTTTATAGCAATACCAACACCCGTATCGTAAATCTGAAAAACTTCTTGTCCTTTGCCATTCGATACTCGCTTCAATGTCAAATCACCATAATTACCACTTGAATTACCAATAGTCACATACGCCCTTTTATCCTCATTATAAAATTTCGCTCCAACTATATCTGTACCTGTTATCGTTCCCTCTGTTATAAGGTCACCGCTCACCTTTACGCAACCGTTCAATATAAATCCGCCTGATATTTGAGTGAATGCAGAATTAATGCCGTTTTTTTCGTCATACTCTAACCAATCTTGTAAAATATCATTGAAATAATAATATTTGTTGTTATACTTGTAGAGTTTTTCTTTATCCAACGTTTTATCGCTTGCGGACGGTTTTTCTTTTACCGTAATAGCCTCTGATGTATTCATTTTTTCAAATGCAAGTGATTCAATCTTTTCTGCTGTTTGATTGAATTGTGTTTCCACACCTTTCTTTAGCTTTGAAACCCTTGTAGATATTCCGTCGGCAGTCATAGTGAACGTTGAAGATAATGTTTCTACTGAATTATCCGTGTATTCTTGACTTGATACTACTGACATTTCAATAGCTTGTGCCGTTTGCGATACGGTTGAATATTGATTTAGACTGTTTTCTAAGTCCTCATACGATACTTTGCTTTCTATCTTTTCAGCCGTTACACTGAATTGAGTATCATAGCCGTTTAATTTTTTTCGCAAAGTGGTTGCGAGGTTGCTTTCGTCTATGTTGTCTAAAGCGTCCTCTAATGTCCTTTTCAGCTTAACGTAATTGTCGTTTAATTCCGATACCGTTTCTCTAAGCTGTTTGTAATTCATATTGTTAATATCATCTTGATGATACAAATAACTCACCTCCTGGAGTAATACCGAGTTCCATTTCATAGAAACGTACATAGCCGTGTCCCTCAAAATGTAACTTGTAGCCATAATTAGCGGTCATTCGTGGTTTTAAGCGTATTGCTTGCATACCTTTCCGACCGTTACTGTCATATAGCAACTGCGATGTTTCAGGATTAAATTCTTCATTGTCGTACAGTGCATACACCTTGAAACGCCCCTCAATATACGCAAGCATTTGAAATTTTGCTATATGTTTGATATTTACTGTCTGATATGTGCTTGAAGATGATGATGTCAGTATGGTTGATAAGTCCGTTTCACAGCTCCAATCGTCCGTATATTTGTTCGTATCCATTTTGTATACAACACCGTCTTTGCATAACATATACATACCGTTTTTGTTATGTGCAAAGCCTAATACTTCACTATTAATCACTTGTTGCGACCATTGACCGACCATTGTGTCATACACAAACAGATACATTTCGCCTTGTCTGTCTGTACAATACAAGTAATAGTTTCTTCCGTCACTACCCGAAACGGCACTTTTGAACTCGTCAATTCCAAGATTATAGCCAATCTCACGCGGTTGTGAGCCTGTATACACCTTGATTTCATCATCTGACGCAAATATCAGTTTGCCGTTTACCTCTTGTATGCTCCTGTTGTCAATAGACCCCTCCGCATACACGTCAACCAATCTGAACGGATTTTTACTGTTGTATATTTCGTGCATAAAGTCACGTTTAAAGCAAACAACGTGGTTGTCATACACTGTTATACCTGTAAAGTTACCGCCTGCTTTTGTGTTGGTTTGTGAGGCACTGCTCCACGCATTGCTTTCGTTACTTTCAGCTACGGTGTCTAAGTTCCAATTCGTATAGTCGTTATAGCCTGAAACGTGTACTCTATCCTCATCAACTCCGAAAAGTCGTGATAAATGCACTACTGCATACTTTAGATTAGGGAACGACGGCGAAACAGTTATTCCAAACCCACTTTTTCCGTCACCTATATCGCTACAAAATTGATAGGTTTGATTATCGTATGTGTTAAGCCAATAGCAACTCTTATTGCTCCCCTCAGGCGGTGCATAGTTTTCGGTAAATTCATAATACTTTGATACTTTCTTGCCGTTTTCAAGATTTTTAATCAATTCGTATTTGTATTTATCGTCGCTATCCTTATCGGTGTTTTCGGTCCTTTTGTAATATGCTTTTGCCGTAACTTCTTTGTCGCTTATCTTTTCATAATAATCGGTTATATTCGTACCGTATGCAATATCAGTTACTTCCTCATACTCATACGGTATTATCGTACCGTTATCATCAGCTTTTCTTACATATAGTTTGGTTTGAACCGTACCTGTGCTATCAGAAACCTTTTCATAGTAACTTGATATATTATCGCCTGTTTTCAGATTGCGAACTTTCACATATGTATAAGGGAACGAAGTGCCTGTTCGCTCGTAAAATGTTACATTTGTATTTGTTCCCAATGGTGCAGGCTCTCTTTGATATAAACCTTTTCCTTTTAACTTATCACCTTGCTGTAACCAAGTGGCAACGGTGTATGTATACGGTGAGTATTCGCCTTGCCTTTCGTAGTAATACACATCACCACCGTCATATGTTGTTTCATTCGTATCTTCTATCGGCACATAACCGTCACGGAACACCTTATATTCCGTCTTTTTGTAACCGTCATTATACGTTTGTTTACTTGACTTTCTGTAACCGTCATTGTAATACTCGTCTTTCGTCTGAGTATATCCGTCATTGTAGTATTTTTTTATTTCAACATCCAAATTGCTTGTTTTAAAGTAGTTCACGCCACCTGTCAAAGTAAATCTGCCTATCGCCCCATTCCAAACATAGTAAGTTTTTTTGCCGCTACTTTCTTTTTGACAATACATAACATCAATATCGGCATTGCCGTCCTTAACTGCCTGTTTGTCAAATGTAGTAGGGTCTTTGTCTGTATCTACAATCTTCATAAACATAGATACTTTGTCAGGAAACAGTATCAATTTCTTTACATATGTGCCGCCAAGTACATCAACGGCATTTTCATATACATTGAATTGCACCATACTACGCTGTATCGCGTCAGTTTCTTCTGTCACACCCTTTTTTATTAGACCTGTATATACTTTTGTGATTTGTCCTTTACTGTTTTTCTTGTCGCTCAAAACGAGATAATCAAGTTTTAATTCTGTATCGTCACGATAGATAACAACAAGGAAATCATCAAAACTGAATAGCGATATAGGGTGTTTGTATTCAAGTCCCATATCGGACAATATGTCTACTCTGCTTTGCGACGGTGTTAAATAAGGTGTCTCGACTGTAGAAATGTTGCATTCCATAGACAAAGCACCTGTATCTATAACTTGCCGTCTGTTTAAACCACTCCAATTCAGTTTGGAAAGGCTATATTGCTTTAGTGCCTGTGGTAATGGTACTTGTCCGAATTGTAATTCGTTTTGTTTCTTTGCCATATAACCTCTCCTTTACTGTCCGAATTGTTGGGCTTTATCAGATAGCCATTGTTTGAAATTTTCAAGTAAAATATTGTAATTGTTGAGCCAATTTGACGCAGGACCGTACTCATTTTCAAGTGAATATGCTTCGCCTCTTAGCTTTGACTTTACCAATTCGATAAATTCTATCGGTATCATCACGTTACCGTCTTGTATTTCGTCATTTTCATTTACTTTTATCAATTTGGGCTTGATATGATAGATTAATTTAATAAAATTAGGTGTTTTTTGCATTTTAACAGCTAAATTATCACCTTTTTTATAAAAACAATCGGGAAATACGAAACCGCTTGTTATACTCGTCTTTATTAATTGTGTTGTATCTGCATACACCGCATATATATCTTCAAACCGTATCGGTGCTTCATTATCCGAAACATCAAGGTTTGCAAGCTGTATAACATCCTCTTGCGGTTCGGTAATTATCAAGTCGTTCTGTTCTTTTATAATCGCACTGTATAACAGCCATTGCAGACTGTTCAGCCACGTTGCATACGTCGAATTTGTGATAGGAAGTGCGACGTCCACTTCACTCTGTAATTCTGCTATTAACGCTTTTGCAGATATTCCACTGTCAAACACTTCTCTACCACCTCATTCGTCGTACACGTCTGTTATGTGCGTGATTTTTCCAATAATGCACATAGGCATTTCTTGATTTTCGTGTAAATTCCTGTTTGAATATACCTTGTTGGTCGTAACCACAAAGGTATAAGATATTGTCCACGATTGCCGGAGTATAAAGCGGTAATACAACGTTTTCGTCCGATAAATCGTGTACCGGTGTAAAATGCACACCCTCTTTGAACAGTAAGTCGGGATATAATGCTTCAAGTTCTGCAACGGTGTCGTTAAAGAAATTAAAGAACCGTCGCTGTTCAAGAGGTACTTTAAGACTTACTTTTTCATATATTTCTTTAAGTGTTACTTCTGCTTGTTCCAATCTATCACCGCATTTCAGAAAAAAATATTTCAGCAAGTGCCTAAAATAACGGCAAAAATACGGCAAGGCAACATATAATTACCTTGCCGTAAAGATTAAATACAGTTGTAAATTCTGATTAGACCACCAGGATTTGAGCAGATAAGATCACCATAGTTTGCAAGCAACGCTCTGTAAACTGATGAATTTTCCTTTAGGTTGAAAATGCCACCGCCTTGTAGGTCAGCGAATTTCCATTCCTGTGTATGTAGTTCAAGTGCTGATGTATCAACACCCCAAATTTCATCATCCGGCACGAACATTTCGTTGACAACATCAACCTGTCTGTTGCCGAAAGCAAACTGAATTGATTTGAAACCACCCTGTAAGGTGTTCTGTTCAACTCTGATATTGTTTACTCTTAGGTATTCTGTGTAGTGGTCGTACGCTTCGTCACCACACAACAGCATATCAACCTTTGAGTTCTTGTCCTTTTCGGCACGTCTTAGAGCCTTTGTAATAATGCTGTCCTCAACATTATCATTTGCGTCAATAACAATAGGCTTGATAATCGGATTGTCTGCCTTGCTTACGCCGTAAATTGTAGGGACTTCATCGTCGAAGATAGCACCAAGACCTGTGATTTCACGGTTAAATGAGTTCTGCACCGTCATAAAGCCGTCAACAAGTGCTGTTGTAGGTGATTTGTCAAGGATAATCTCATAGTTACCGTTGCTGTTCTTTGTACGGTTAATTGCCATAATTCGTAGCTGTTTAGCAACCACGTCGTTCGGCGTTGTAGCCGAGGTCGGATAAAAGTCTACAATCAAGCCTTCCTTGACGTACTTAATGTCAGTTACTTCAACTTTTGTTGTCGGAGTTGTCTGTTTAACAACCTTTGTTAATGCACCTGTACCATTGCCGAATAGTGAACGTCCGACATTCCATTTTGCTGTTTCGTACGCCGCCTTAACTTCTGTGTCAAGTGCGTTTGCCATAGCGCCGTCCTTGCCTGTAAGTTGTACAGCTTTGATTGACAATTCAACGTTTGTATACATATCTTTTGCGTATGTTCTGAAACGCTTGAACATAACGTTACCTGCTTCAGGTGTCGCAAGTCCTTCTTCGCCGTAGCCAAAACCGCCTGATAGACCGATTGGAGCTGACGCAACAATCTCATTTGCTACCAATGGCTTTTTCTTGATTTTTGATAGTAGTGGTGTAGGCTCGATACCGAGTAGGTTATTCCATACCGGTAAGTAGTTAGATTTTAGAGCCTCTTCAATAGTTTTTAAGTTTTGTTCTCTTCCCATTTAAGTATCTCCCTCTTTTGTCATTTGTGGGTACGTTATCTCTCTCTGAACATATTTCGTGTTCTTTTGGAGGCGTCGTCCCAAGTTGTTGGTTTTTCTTTTATTGTTAATGCCGCGTTTACAGCACCGTTTGACGCTGACATTGCAGGCACTTGCTGACTTTGTTTAATGTCGTCCAATCTCTTTTTTTCAATCATTTGTTGAAATTCAGGATTGCTGTCGTAGTATTTCATTAATTCTTCTGCTGTTGGGTCTGACGGTGGCGGTGTATTCGCGGAATTTACGCCGTTTGCAATCATATACGCCGTCAAATACTTTTCGTCCATAGGTATATCGTCGTTGTCTAACCACTTGTTATGTTCAATGATGTAGTCCAGCTGTGGCAACATATCGTTAATACCTTTCAGTTCATCTACACCTTTGAACGCCTCAAGCATTTCCCTTTTTTCTTTCTCACGCATACCGTCCTTTGCGTATTGCAAGGCAGGTTCAACGTCTTTTAGCACTTGCTGTGTGACGTATTTTTGCATTGCATTTGCATAGTCCTGTTGCATTTTCTGAACAGTTGCATCGTCCTCAAATGCTAAACGATTAACGTCCAACATAGGCATTTGCATTGCGTCCTCTATAACCGCTTGCTCACGTTGCTGTGATTGCTGCGTTATAGTCTGTTGCAATTCGTTATTTGTCTGTCTTAGCTGTTCATTTTCTTCCATTATGCGTTGATAATCTTGTTCACGTTGTGCCGCCGCTTGTGCCGCCGCCTGTGCTACATTTGCCGCCTCATCAACTGCATTATTCTCTTGCGGCGGTTGTTCTTGTACCTGTTCTTGCGGTTGTTCCTCTTGTACTTGTCCCTCTTGCTGTTCTTGAGGGGTATCTTGTGAGGTGTCTTGAGGGGTACTATCTTCCCCTAACACCGTTTGACCGTCGAACATATCTTCGGTCGCTCGTCTTGCGTCGTAGAAATTATCCATTATGTATATCCTCCTATCTTTGTCCTTGTTGTTGTGCCAACATAGCAATTACATTCTGCTATTGGTCTTGTGTCTGCGCCTGTTTATGTAGTCTGATATGGTCCTCTAATGCTTTTGCATACTCAGGCTTTTTCAGTTTTAACAGCTGAAAATCCAACTGCAAGATATACCGCAGGTGTTCGTCTATGTGTATATCGTGGTCGTCAAACTCTGATACTCTCGGCACTGCACCCTGCTCAAAAAATACGTTTTCACGTTGTGCCGCCTGTATTTGCAGTGCATTGATGTTCATTATTTCGGTGTAATTGCCTACTTTCATAAACTCCAGTGCCCTCTGTTTTACACGTTCAGGTATCTGACCGTTTGCGTCGGTAAACAGCCCCATTTTGTACGCGTCGAAGAAACGTTCCTTTTGCACTTCTTCCGACATCAGTAGTTCGTTTTCAGTGACGTATTCAACGTCATAGCTGTTAATATCGTCGCTATTCCATATGATTGCATTACCGATACGATTTTTACCTGTGCAATTCAGCACGCGTCGCGTATTAGCGTATTTTTTATAGATTTCAAGCCACATTACCGCCAAATTTTTGATACTGTTTCGGATATGGTCGCCTGTCAGCGATAGACGTGTATTGTCTATGTCAACAAGGTTCTGTATAGCCGTACCCGACGTTACGCCTGCAGGCGTTGCACCGTTCATCATCAGCTGTGATACACCTGCCACATATTCCATATCACTTTTTAAGTTGTATCGTTCTGTCATAATCTCTGATGGCAAATTGCCATTCGGAATAGGTGTCGGCGGTTTTGTTCCCTGTCTGTATACCAACATTGCACCCGGTGCCGCACCGTTTTGTTCAAATTCTTCGATGTCGATACTGCCTTCCTCGGTGTAGAAACCCTGTATTGCAATGCGTTTGATGTATTCGTGTATTCGGTTCAGACAGCCGTTATACGCCCTTTGACGTGGTATCAAATCTTCAATTATTGATTTTCCAAAAAACTGTCCTGCCGATTCGCGACACATCATTTGTGTTAATGGTATGCGTGAATACGGTAGCGGACCGTAGTAAACCAAATGTTCGTCACCGACAATGATTATCATTCTTCCGTCCGGTCTATGTTTTGTCGGACGTTCAAAATACGTAATCACTTTTGCGGCGTTATCTACCGAACGTGTACCTAATGTTGTGACGGTATTCTCGTAACCGAAACCGCCTCCGGCAACAACAGGTGTTAGTTCAAATGTTTCAACCGTTGTACCCTCAACTTTGATACCGTATAGGTCGTATATTTCCTCTTTGGTCTTTACCTGCTCCAAAATAATTGAACGTTGCGCCTCTACACCTTCTTTGAAAATGCTTTCAGGAAACACTTCGTACGGCGTTATCAGTCCGTACTCCAAATCACCTTGGTAAAACGCTTGTTCAAACTTTTGTTCATTGCCTTCATCATCAACCGTAACGACTTTTTCGGTGGCGTATTTCTCACCCTTGTCCTTATCCCACCACGATAACCAAAAGCAATTACCACACAATTCATTCCACTGTATTGCGGTATTTTTCTTGGTGTCAAAATCGCTTGAAGTCTGCAAATACTGCAATATCGTAGTTGATGTTTCAGCCTTTGCGTAGTCCTCTAACTCGTTCGTTCGTGGATTTACTTTCATTCGATAGTTAATCTTTTTCAGATTGGCAATTCGTGTATCTATTAACGGTGCAATCTGATTAAACGTTTCACGTTCCAACCAATCGTATACAGGTTCCAACTGCTCTATTTCGCGACTATACGGATTAAAATCGCAATACTGATTACCGACTAAAAAATTAGCATTTAGATGCCATTGTGTTTCCAATGCCGAACGTGCTGAACGGCGTTTCTCTAATTCTTCGTGAATATTTGCGATAATATCTTCTTTGTACAGCTGATTTCCGTCGTCGTCGGTGTCAATTACTCTGTCAACTTCTTCATCATCTGCACTTTCACTGTTAGGCGGCGAAAACATACTCTTAACACCCGCCTTTATGCCCTGCAATACAGGTGAATATCTTAAATTCATTATTCATCACCCACCTTTGCGTCGTTCTTGCGCCACCTATTCAAAACGGCTTTATGCCTGCTGATAGGTTGCTTTGGCTCATCGGCTTTGATGTTGTTGTATTCAGTCATATTTCTGCACATCAACCTGTTATACAGGTCTTTGCGTTCGATATGTTGCACTATTGTCATTCCTACTATGGTTAGTGTCTGAATAGCTATAACGCATAGTAGAAACCCTGTTACATTCATAGCCACTCCCCCTTAACTAACTTGCAAAATACTCTCAATCAACGTTTCTTTGCCGGCGTTTGCGTTGATACCCATTTCCTTTGCGATTTTTTTCAAATCGTTGTATTTAACACCGTCCAAATACTCTTTTGTATATGGAATAGGCTTTGTTTCCGCTGTTTCTTCCACGTTTTTAGCTGTTTTCTCTATTCCACCGTGGAAAAATAGTGGTGGCGGTGGTACTGATACCGTCTTTTTCTCTGCTGATGGGTCGTATTCCGCAACAGCTTTAACCGCCTTTTTTAAACATTCTTCGCAGATAATGACACTGTTACCGAATTCATTTGTATTTGTCAGTGAATATGTATCGGTATTTTTGCACCCTCTGACTTCGCATTTTCTCTTTATCTTCTTGATTTTCATTAGAAATAGCTCCTCCTTTTTTCTAATCTGCCTTTTAATGCTTTCTCTCTGTACTTTTGTACCGCCGTCTTTTCCTCTTTTGGCGGTTTTGACGGTGATGTGAATTGCAACACGAAATATCGCAACGCGTCAGGTAAATGTGTTATATCGTGTGGCTCTGTCGCACAGTCCGTCGGGTGTTTGGTATCACGTTGCAGTGATGTTAAACAGTCGATTAATTCAATGCAGTTATCGAATATCATCAATCGGCTACTGCCGTTCTTGACCTGTAATAAATCTTTGACTGCCAGCCAACCTGCCTCACGGTTATTTGAACTTTTCAACAGTGGCAAACCGCCCTCACGGAACAAATCCGCCTTTGTTTTACCGCTTTCTTGTGTTCGTCCCCACATATCAGGTGGGGCGGCAGTGTATTCTATTCGTTCGTCAGTCGGTGTCAGATTGACTATTTCCTCCGCACCGACTGAAATAACTTTGTTGCTTTCGGCATACTCACGGTAAACGTAGTAGTTACCGCGTTCATCAATAGCCACCCATACACATGCTAAACAGTCTAAACCGTAGTCCATTCCACGATATTTACGCCAATGTTCAGGAATTTGAAACGGTTTAACAATATGTATTGACCTGTCAAATTCATCGAAATAACGCCCCTCAAGCAAATCCCAACTGCCGTCACGCCACGCTTCTCGCAGTCCGTCGGGCAGATTATTTAACATATCAACATAGCCTGTATCTGTTTCCAATAACACCGCATTATCAAACACCGTCGCAGGAATGAACATATAATCGTTAGGATTTTCTGCATTCCTGTATTTTCGTGATACAAACAGACGTTTTACCCATTCGTGACCGACACCGCCGGGGTTACACGTCAGATACATACGTTTCGGAAACGAATTAGCACCTCTGATACACGCCGTCAGTGTTGAATATTGATACTCAGTGAATTGCGTTGCTTCGTCCATAAATATAACGTCGTATTCGATACCCTGATATTGATTGACGTCGCTTTCGCTGTCGCAATATCCCATTTCCAACAGCGAACCGTTATTGAAATAGAAACACTTTTCCTGTTTGCTATATCTCGCTATACCTTTCAATAGCGGCTCTAACTCGCGAACGTGATTACGCTCCAAGTCCCTGTATGTCCGTCGCAGAAACAACATTTTGATACCTGCGTATCTGATAGCCAATAACACTGCCTTCATTCTGACCGCCCACGACTTGCCCCCGCCTCTCGCTCCGCCGTACATAATCATTCTGTTATGTGCGGTGAAAAACTGTTCTTGTTTCGGATTGGTACGTGATAGGTCTAATTTCAGACTATTCTGCATATTTCATCACGTCCTGCGGCATTTTAATTTCAATAGTCGTGTTCTCGGTTGATTGACCTTGTGCCAATGCACGCTTATCATACAGAGTGCCGACTGCTGTGCTGATTTCGCTTAACTTGTGCAGTTCCAAAGCCTTTATTTTAGATATCAAGGCTTTTTTCTGCGGCACTGTCATATCTTCGTCGTTGGATACTTCATCTAATAGTCCCTCCAATTCTTGTTGGTACTTCAATGCCGTTTCCATACGCCTGTTAATCAGTTCCGCGCCGTTTTCAATAGCCTTACTCGCCGTTTCAATGAAACCCTCGCGGACTTCTCGCCGTTTTTCTGCATATTCGTCCATATCAGGCGGATGTCGTCGCCACCACGATTTTAACGTGTTTACGGGAATACCCATTTTGCGTGATACTAATTCCCAATTTCCCAATACCGTGTATTCCGCAAATGCCTGCTCACGGTCGGCGTCTGTATATGTTCTCTGTTTTGCGATGGCTGACACCCCCTTTTTTGTCAATTTAATATTTCCGTCCCCACCGACAATCAGTGAAATATTAACCCACCGTCACCACGACGGTTCTACCTACTATATGTAGTAAATCAAATCTATCCCCCACACTATTTCCCAATTTCGGTATTTTTGCATTTTGCACATATTGCATAAATCATCATGGGAATATATGTATACTTTTCATAATCTTATTTAACTTTAGCATAAAAGTATTGACTTTGGCATAAAAGTATGCTATACTATAATCAGAAAATAACAAAAGAGGTCAGCCGAAAGGCAAGAAAGGAAGATTAATTATGAAAAAGAGATTAATTTACGGAGAAACAAACGCATACGACATTATCATTAGCATTGACGAAGAAGGACGTTGCAGATACGTCACAGTCAAAGAATGGTTCCCGAATTTAGCTGACTGTGATGATGACGAAAAAACTGAAAAAGCAGAAGAATTTTTAAGAACTATTGAAGATGATAGCTCTTGGGAAAACGACAGTTACGAATTATCAGCAGACGAAGTATTAGAATATGTAGACATCATCGCTGAAATTGAAAAAGAGCTATAAAAACGCAATTCCGACGCATTTCGGTGCGTCGGTGCAATGCAGAGGTGCAATATGATAAAAAAATGTATAATCTTTGGAGGGTTATCATAGATAATTAAAGGAGGAAAATAAAATGTTAAAAATAATTAAGGGAAGAAAGTATGATACCGTAACTGCAACTAAAATATGCAGTTACGATAACGGCTTGCCGGAGAGCGACTTTGACGCCCTTTGCGAGCAACTATATATAAAGCGTACCGGAGAGTTTTTCTTGTATGGCTACGGCGGTGCAAGAACGGCTTATGCCGAAGCCGACGGTAATATGTGGACTTCGGGTGAGCGAATTGTTCCACTTTCGGAAAATGACGCAAAGGCGTTTGCCGAAGAACACGCCTCACCGGAAGTTTATGAGCAATACTTCGGTGAAGTGTCGGAGGGCGACACCTACCGAACAACAATAACGTTATCGGCAGGAGCTAAGAAAAAGCTTCAGTCACTTGCTCTCGAAAGACGTGAAAATATCAGTCAAATCGTGGAAAGACTGATTGAAAACGCATAACAAAAAAGACGGTTACCGTTTGGTAACCGTCTTTTTTAGGAATAAATGAAAAAATATAATATCTCTCAAGTGAGCATATATATTATACCACATTTTCTACCGCAACTCAAAGTGAGTTAAGTTATACCGAAACCGTTTATAAAATTCTCGTTTTAGGTTGAATAATCGTTTCGGGTGCAATCCGTATTGCATTTGTATGTAGACGTGATTGACGGAGCTGTCCGTCAGAAATTTATATAGCGCCTGATAGTCCTCTCCTGCGACTTCAAGACACATATTCAGCACTGCCTTATCTTGCTCCGGCAGTCGTTTAGCATTAACACACAGGAAATATATTAATCCTTGCGTGTTATAGCTTATCCCCAATTTGTCTAACGTCCTTGAATATCGAAACTCCGTCAATCTCTCGTCCTCCTACTCTTTTGCTTTCAGATAATCTATCCAACCGTTGCTGTAAAACACCATACCACAATCATTACGCAATACTTCTCTGATTTCCTTTATCTTGCCTTTTGGTATTTCTTTCATTACTTGTTTTGCCACTTCGCCGACAGCGTTCATTCTCTTTTTCTTCCAACCCATTTTGAAATACAACACATACAGCGTCACAGGTAATATTGCTTGCATTTTACAGACTGCCATTTTTAGCTTATCCTCCGCCGACGTATCTGTTTTAATTTTTAATGGGTCAAAGTCGCTCATCAATTCCACATAATCAAATTGGCATTCGCGTTTCATTTCATCAATCAATTTTTCAGTATCACGTTTATTCTCTACGGTACTTTTGGAATAATAATTAACTGCGTCAATGAATTGTGCTATTCGGATATAGTTGTAGCCATATTTGATATGTAAATACCACGCCACAAACATTATAGTGTATATCGTTCCGTCGCTTATCGCCTCGTCCTCGACTAATTTGTATGACAGCAACGCTTGCTTTTTGTTAAACTTTTTGATACCGTGTTTCTTTGCTACTACCTCAAATCGCTTTAACAATTCCTTTTCTTGCTCTTGGCGTATTGCGTTTAATGCTTTTTCACGTTCGGCTCTGCGTTTCTGCTTTAACTTCTTCGCTGTTTTATCCATATCAACACCTCGTCAAATTCACCCTAACCACGTCAGGGTTTCTGTCCACAATCTTTGCTATTTCAAAATATGATAGACCATTATCTCTTAATCTTTTCATTGTATCTAATTCTTTGTTGGTTACTCGTGTCTTTTTCTTGTTTTCAGAATTGCTTGCTTTATCCGGTACATATTCCGGACGCTTTTCAATCCTATACGAATCGTACGTCTTGCGGTGTACCTTTTCAGTGGTCCAACCCTCAACAGGCTGAAAGCAACTACTCCACGAACACCATCCGCAAGCATTCTGGCACGTCCAACATAATTGTTCTTTAACCATTTTGCGCCTCATCTAATCGCTGAACATACTCGGTAAAATACCATAGCAGTTCATCTTTGAATACTTCAATAGCTTCCTCTGTTTTTTGGGATGTTGAGAAATATATAGCATTCGGTCGTCTTAATTTCCGTTCTATTCCTATGTTTAATTCATTTAAACTATAATTATATGCAAAACAATATTTATTGATTTTATCATTTTTCCAATCAGACACAGAAATAACCTTGTCATTTTGTGCCTGCCACTGTCTTAAACAACGCAATAACCTATCAGCTCTTGCATTGTTCTCAGCAATGGTTTTATCGCTGTAATAATTGCCTACATCATAACGATTTTGGTCAAATAGGACGGTATTCTCATTTTCTATTACTAAATCTATAGTATTGACAAAATAATACTTCTTATTGTTACATTCTTCTCTTCTCTCATATCCTGTTTTAGGCTTATCCTCAATCAATCCCAGCTTTTTTAGCTGTTCAAACAATACTGTCTCTTTTAACTGTTCCTCAGGTATTTCAGCCTGAACGCTTTTATCGTTCACTTTCAACTCTACTTTCATTACTTTTCCTCCTTAATTTTATTTCACCTCAACGCTCACACCCTCGTGCGTGTGCCAATACAATTTGTAATGATATGGGTCTGTATGTGTCCCTGTAATATCTTCAACCGCATACATTGTGTATTCATTTAAATACACATAGTTTTTCTTATACGAATTCTCACCCGTTTTAACAGTTATCACCAATTCGTTAGTTGTATTATTGGATATACTCATATATCCCTCCGCCTCAAGCACGATATTATCTGTTCGTGCATTGTAAACGGTGATTTTTCGTTCGCATTCAAAATAGTCTGCCTGTTTTGACATATTGTAGTTTACCATTTCCGCCTCCGAACACGCCGTCAGCATTACTGCTATGCAAAACATCATCAATATTCCAATTATTTTTATAAATCTTCTTTTCATTTATTATTCCTCCGTTTATTTTTCTTGAAATTCCTTTAATCTGCCCTCTAAATATTCAATCTCATCTTTCCAATGCTCAATTAGCATTTCTTCGATTTGTTGCTTTGCGTCATCTATACTATCAGCCCACAATAGGTCATCGTCTACACTTAATTCTTCTGATATATAATAAAATACTTTATCATCCATTTCATCTTGAACAAAACTCGCAATTACCTCATCATCATCTTCATAAAATGGGCTAAAACGAAGTTCGTGCCATTCTTCTCCAAATTCATTCTTTTTGACTTTCCATTCTTTCATTTATTATTCCTCACTTTCCCGACCTTAGCATATAAAATAATAACTGCGACATTGACCTTTGACGGTCCTTTGGGTGTGCCTCCATTGCGATTTTTAACGTCCACCACACCGTTATATCATCTAATGGCGTTGGATTTTCAAACTCGTCAACAATATCTCTGTCCTCGGGACACGCCACATATACACCCACTTCCCACGGTTTGTCTTTGATTATTTGTTTGTATGTTTCCATTGTCGTAACAATGTAATTCCTTTCGCCCTCAAAAGTCAAGCCATTTCCACTGTTGTAGTCTGCCTTGCAACTCTTGACCTCGTAGAATATAAATTCCCCTTTTTCTATGCCGCTTGTACTTTGATTTTTCGGTACAAACTGCACGAAGTCAACACGCTTTTCTTTGCCTTTTCCGCCACCACAATCAAGTGTAACTTCGCTTGCGTAGTATTTACCCCTACCCGATAATCTTTCAATGAGTAACTTGCTCAAAAATTCGGTTGTTTCTTTCCTGTTCATATTTTCTCCTCCAACATCGCCGTAAGCAACAGCAAATAATTTATACTGTCACCTATTTTTTCAGTCCACATTTCTTTTGATATTGCCTTGCCTTGTTCGTAATCATCAATCAAATCGTACACGCTGACAGTATGCTTTGCCATCATACCACCTAACGCTTTAACTGCTGTGCATTTCTGCAATTTACCTGCCACTTTGAAATTATGTAATCTATCATCGGTTGCATATTCTTCCGCTTTACTGCATAGAACGCTTTTACACGTTTCTATGCGGTTGTTTATAACTTCTTCAAATTGTTCAGTTCTCATATCGTCACCTCTTATTCGCACGGCTCGTACTTTGCGTGGAACACATCAGGCTTACACGGGTAATATTCCCCTCGTAGTCCTCTGATGATGTAGTCACCTGTGCTTGCTACCATATCACCCTCTAATGTTTTTATTATCAGTACTCCGTTTGTAATAATAGCACTTTCATTTTTTACAAATCGCATAATCTCTACTACATTTCTGCCCGTCCATTGTACCGCCTCAATTTCACACGGTTTTGTTCTAAACTTCATTTTTGTTCCTCCATTAATTTTAACGTTCTTTTCAGTTTTTCGTCTGCAATTTTGTTTATTGTGCCATTGTCAATGTTAAATAAATATTGCAACTGTATCATCATTACAATTACGTCCGATAATTCTTCCTCTACACTGTCTTGAACTTCGGACATTAATTTTAGTGCAGGCTGACCGCCTTGCGATATTCTCAAATACTTAGTCAACGCTTGTGTTAATTCAGCCATTTCTTCAATCGCTACCGGAATTTGTTTAATACCGTAATAATTTGCTATGTCTAACCAATCTTGTTTTTTGTATATCGGCATAACCGCATTTTCTTCCAAATACTTTAGTGTGTGTAACCAATTTGCAAGCTGTTGGTGTTCTTCTACATACTCCAAACAATTTTTAATTGTGACTTCTTCGCAATATTCTATCGCCTCATCAAGCGTCATAGTCTTTGATTTTATTTCTGTTGTCGAACGCATATTCCAGTTGCTTATTACGCTCTCTTTTTCTACTGCCGTGCAACTTCTTGCACTGCATTGGTGACATTCTATCTGATAATAGCCACAATATGATTGATATAATTCCGCCTCGCCTCCGCAGAACGGACACGGCTTTAATTCATTATACATTTTCTATTCCTCCAACTCATTTATCTTCTCAAATATGTAATCTACCGCAGACTTCAAATCATTACCGACGCTTTGGATGTTCTGCGGTGTTAGTTGTGAACTGACAAGCATTGTGTAACAAGTTTTCTCGCTTGGTAATGCGATATTCAACGCTAAGCTACTTATCAATGCGACAATGAGTATTTTAAACCGCTCACTAAAGTATCGTCGTTCCTCTTCTTCGTTAAGATATTCATAAAGACTAACAGCTGCAGCAAATCCCACTACAAGCATAACTATAAACAATGCAGTTTTGAAATTGTCGCACAAATTAATTAAATAAATCAAACTTGGTTTAATTATCGGCGTATTCATTACTCATTTCCTCCTTCAAATATTGGTTTATATTTATTGCCTATCGGTGTGTTATACAATCCGCACGCCTCATATTTGCTACGCCAATTTGTATTAGCCTCTCTCGTTATACCATACGCCTTGCATTTGCAGTGATGTTTTCCGTCAACTGCTATTGTTGTGAAGTTACAGCAATTACGGCATAACACTCCTTCCATTTCGCCGTATTCTCGATACATAGCACCGATTTTAATTCTCTTTTTCTTCGCCATTTTCTTCCTCCTCAAAATCACTAACCACTTTTATAATTCTTATAATCACTTTCATAATAGTTTCATTTTCTGTGTAATTACTGCTATATTCAGTATGCAGTAATGTGCTTGCTCTACCCATTTCATAGTAATGAGCCATAAAATTCATGTTAAAAAACGAATTTTTTTCTGGAAATTGATTAAGCATTCTTAATCTGTATTCTGTTTGCTTGAGCATTATATCTTGAACTGCCTCTTTTGCGTCTTTCGAGTTGCGGATCGAGGCAATGCAAAGGTCTATAAATTTTAATTTATTAAAATCTAAATTTTCTGTTTTTGCTTCGCCTAAATATTCTTTGAATATCTTGCGAATAATATCATCGAAATCATACGGCAAACGCGTATTCATTTCTATTTCCACGTCCATTGGTAATTTAATAGTCATTATCTTATTCCTCCATATCAATCCACGTTATCCCCACTGCATAAGCCGCCCAAATGTCACTTTTGAAGCCGTAAAACCAGTCAGGATTTTTCTTTGCTCCCTTGCCGTTCTTTAAATCGTGCTTTGCAAATCTGTCTATCAAAGCCCTGCGGATAGTTGTGTCGTTGGCTTTCATACTGTGACAGATATTCATTTTTTCATCTTTGCGTGTTATGTATTGAACATCCTTTTGTAATTGCTTTGCTTTTTCAGTAAACCTGCCTATCCAAACACACGTTTCAAACACTTCACGTCCAACCGGCATACCGTAGCACGCCACCATTTCAATAACAACAACGTCCGCTTGATGTACTCTTATCAGGCGTTCAAAACTGTCTAACAATTCGTTGTTATCCGTCTTTCCGAAGTCTTGCGGTTTCATTGTTTCTCCGTCAATAATGCACCAACCGCTTTGTGCATTACCGGGGTCTATAGAAAATACAATCATTACGTTTTCTCCCTCATTATTTTTTCAAGTTCGTCATAATCAAGGCTATCGTCTCTGTTAATGCTAAGCTCATTTTCATTGCCTTTATACGCTCGCTTTGCACTTTGCACTTCCGCAAGCGTGGTACGTCCTGCGTTAAAGTGATTACGCAATATAGCCTCTATATACTTGTAATTACGTTTGTTGTTCTTTACAGCTTCGCTTATAGCATATTCAACGACATCTTCTGACATAGCATTAAGCCAATCATCTAAGCCTTGCAGTGTAATCGGTGTCAAAGGTGCTATATTGTTCTCATATAGCTTAACAATTCTTACAGGCAGACGTGGCAGTTCCCTTTCTTCTACTTTCTTTTCTTTTACTTTACTTTCTTCTACTTTCTTTTGTTCGGAAATGTTTACATTTTTGCTTGAAATGTTTACATTTTCATTTAAAATGCGTACATTCTTATAAATTTGGTCGACTTTAATTAAGAGGTACTCTTTTCTGACTTCAACTTCTTTACGGCGACTGACTGCCTCGAAGTATCTTTCTTGTATGCCTCTCGAAGTCAAGATTTGATACTTGTCATAAAGTTCACTGTCAAATATACCTCTTTTAATCGCGGCTCTCACTATTTCAGACACGGCATCACCACCCAAACCTACATTCTTTCCGAACAATAATGCAACGTCTTCTGTCCATTCACAATAGTAACCTTGCTGTCCGTATATCTTTTGGAACAACTTAACGACTATCGCAAACCCTTTCAGTCCAAATTCAGCCTCGATTAATTCAAATTTATCATCTAAATGTACGTTCAGCGGAAAGTAGTTAATTCCGTTGTTCATACACTACACCTCTTAAAACGGCAAATCTTCTTCACCGATTGTTGCAAAATCCTCACCGTATTGACTGTTTAAATCGTCTAAACCACTATCAGACAAATCGGTATTACCGCCTGTACCACTTTCAGATTTTGAGCCGGTAAAGTATGCCTCATCTACAATAACTTCTGTCGCATACTGCTTTTTACCGTCATTACCGTCCCAACTTCTTGTTTGAATACTTCCGACTATGGCAATCATACTGCCCTTTTGGAAATATCGTGCGATAAATTCGCCTGTCTTACGCCATGCAACGCAGTTGATGAAATCTGCGTCATATTCACCGTTTGAATTTTTGAATCGCCGTGTTACTGCTATTGAAAATCTCACAAGTGAAACACCGTTCGGAGTTTGACGCATTTCAATGTCTTTTGTAAGGCGTCCCATTAATATAACTTTATTCAACTCTTCCTTCCCCCTTAAATGCTCTCTTTAAAATCTCCTTTATATCTTTTTTTATGAGTTTTAATAATTTAATATTAAATCTTCCAATGACCATCGAATGTGCTACGCGATTATTTCCTTTGCGTTGGTGCATTGAAATCAATGCACCGTCACATTCGGTTTCAATTACTTCGTTCGTGTATGTATCTTCTACTCTTATTTTTACCATTGCATTTCCTCCTGATTATCTCTTCAATCCAAGTACCTTACACAAGTATTCATCAAGTTTTACTGATGTTAAATGGTACTTGTTGTTGAAGTCTGTTTTACCTATTTTGTGTGCCTCTGTGTGGTGTAACCTACATAGTGGCTGAACTTCCTTACCTAAGTGGTGTGTGGTTTTGCGATTTATACCGCTACCGACAGTATCGACGTGATGTATGTCGGCTCTCTTCCCGCACACCGCACAGCGTCTTTTTGCACAACATAGATACAAATACCTATCTATATCCTCTGTTATATTTAATAGACTGTCATTTGTCGGTATATCGTGATTTATGCATAGTTCAATGAGCCACGATATAAAATCTTTAGCGGTTGTCATATCTACGTCCGACAGACTGAATATATCAATATCCAAACACTCACAATAATTCAACGTAAGTTGCCTGCGAAGTGCTTCGTTATCGCTCTTGTCTATTATGTACAGCAGTTTCATCAACCTCAATTCTTCTTGATACTCACGCTTATTTGATATTCCGTTTATGTATGTACCTATATCGTTCACCAGTGCGAATATCTTACGTCTTTGTTTGTTCGATATACTCCGTCCGTCGTTCAAACGAATTTCACAATCTGTTATACACTTCTGTTCCAATACACTTGTATTGTCAAACGGTGCGACTATCGTAAGAAATTCGCCGTCATAGTCCTTGATTACACCCTGTATTTCCATTATTTCTATCCTCGTGTTGATGTAGATATACATATGAACCATTACGCCCGATGTTTTCGTAAATGAAATTATCACATTTTTGTTTGCTTAGATGTGTATGTAAAACACCACGCTCGTAAGCATACTGTCCTTGTCGTTCTTTCTCTCGTATTCGCTCTTGTATTTCTTCATCTATGTAATTTGCTTCTATCATATAAAGGTCGTAATTTTCAGCCTTTATGCCTTTCATACTGTTGGTGTCGGTTGCATATATCAGTCTCTCGTTGTTCATAAATATTCTGTATCCGAAGTTTGGTACATCGTGATACAGCTTTATAGGTGATATTTGAAACAATCCATAATTGTATGTCTTGCCCGCCTCTACAACGTCTATATTGCTTTTATCGACACCACATTCAACCAAATCATTTAACAGATGAACTCCCGCCGCAAACCGTAATGTTGGGCGGTTATTCGCCAACGCTTTAATTGTTCGCCTGTTAAAATGATCCGAATGGATATGTGTTAATAACACAATTTTTATATTCTTGTATACGTCCTTTAACGCTCTAAACGAAACGCCGCAATCTATGAGTATAACATCATTAATAACTACGGCGTTCCCCTTACTGCCTGTGCTGATGATGTTATATTCCATATCAATCAAAATCATCAAGCGACATAGGCTCGTCTGCTTCTTCTGTAGGAACATTTGGCTGTTGTTCCCCGAAATCATCAGGTTCTTGCTGTTCAACTTCCGTATACGTCGTATCGATTGTATCTATGTATTCTGTTTCGCCGTCCTCGTTGATTACTGCCATATCCTTTGAATAAACGTCTTGCATTTCAATGGACATAATGCCCCATTTGGAGATTAGCTGACGTAACATAGTTTTATATGCCATACCGTCAAAATCTTTTTCCCAAAATGTATAACCTTTTCTTGCTTTGTAACCTTGTGAATACTTCAATGCGTGTTGCTCCATTTTTGACTTAGACCAATAAATTGCTTTTTTAAAACCGTTCTGATACTCGAACATTGCATAATAGCCGATTGTTTCGGCTTGCTCTCTTTGTTCTTCGTCGTCAATTAACTGTACTTCTATTTCTTCTTCCAAAGGGTCAAACTTAACGAGTTCGCCTTTTTTGATAGCAAGTACATTTAGCTTTTTATAATATCCACTGCGTATCGCAAGCTGAATATATCCCTTATATCCAAGCTGAAATTGTGCCTTTTTACAATGATTTTTGTTATCATTAAATGGCACAAGGTAATATTGTCCAAGCTGTGGTGACGGAGATAAGTTAAGACTTTCACCGAGCAATGCCGCCGACACTATCGTTCCTGCCTCGCACTCTTGTAGTGCAGGATTGGCAGACACCGCCGAAATGATAGATGATGTAAAACGTCTTGCTCGGTTCGGGTCTTGCAATGTGTTATTTATAGCCCTCTGGAATTTATCCGTTGTAATCGCCGTACTGAATGACGGTTTTTGTCTTGCAATTTGATTATTCATAACGAATACCTTCTTTCTTCATAAATTCTTTTAATTGCTTTAACTGTTGTCGCGTGCCGTATGCCTTAAACTGTACCGCGAATATTTTTTCTTCTTGCGGCTTAATCTCTGTTTCTACCGGCTTGATTACTTCCGGTGGTGTGAGCGGCTTTTCTATTTGCTCATCAACCTTTTGTGAGGCAACTTCTTTTTGTATCTCTGCTCTTTTCCTTTCAATCTCTCTTTCTTTTTCCTCTTGTATAGCCTGCATACGAGCCTTGACGACTTGAACTGCTTCCGATACGTTGAGGCTTTTCTTGTACTCGACAAGTATAGCTTCTTTGTCCTCTTGCGTTTCGATCATTTTTAAATCGCAAGATACTCTGTCAATGGCATCTTTTACGGCGTTTTTTAATGATTTCATACTTGCCGACATTGTTATGTTAATACCGAGCTTGTCAAATGTAAGAAAATCAATATTTTTTGAGGCTACATACTCGTTAAAATATTCAACAACCTCTTGTTTCTTGATGTCCTTTATACCGTTTTCCACACTGTTTATTTTTGTTTTCAACTGTGCGTCTGTATCTTTGTAAACACTCATACAACTTTTGAACTTGTTCTGTACCGCTTGTATCGGTGCTATTGCTGTTTCCATAGCCTCTTTATAGCGTTTTTCAAGTTCCGTGCGTTCTTTTGTTAATGCACTTCTCATTGACTTTATTTGCTTGTAATTATCCTCTGTACACTCATATTGCAAGGCACTTTGTGTACGTTCCTGAATAATCTCTTGCAGTTTGTCCAACTGCTCCGATATAACCGGTAGTTGGTTCACTGTAATAAGTCCAAACTCACCCTCTGCATTTTCTAATATCTTAATATCTTCACTCATATATCTACCTCTCCTATCTTCGCGAATTCCTCCATACAGTTTTCGCAGACAACTATATCTGCGATTTCGTAGTATTTGTCGCCTACAAATATAGGCTCATTGCACTCGTCACAAGTGCAGGCAACTACTTCTTCGCCACAACTGTCCTCGCCGTAGTTGCCTGTTATCTCTTTATCAACATCAATGTATCCGAACATTTGACTTTTTCCTTTCTGTATGTTAAAATATTGATGTGTTATAATATATGCCGTTGAACGGTATTGCGGGGGAAAATAAATTCCCCCGCTTTTTTATTATTCAATTATATGTACATTCGGTACATCTTCAAGCAATTCTCTTAGCTTGTCCGCAACATTTTTGACTGCTTCACGTTCCCAAGCTCCACCGTCTGCCTCAAACAGTGCCGCTCTTCCGTCTTTAAGTCTGATTAAGAAATCGCTTTCCGGTTGTTCAACCTCTAAAAATGTTCTGTATGGTTTCAACGTAACAATCGGCTTAATTCTCTGTTCACCTATCAACTGAATACCACTCTTGACAGTTGCTGACTGCGTGATACCGTCGTCTTTTGTCTGTACACTCTGTTGGTCTGTTATGTTACCAAGCAACTGCACAAGATAATCTCTGTCCTCTGTCGGTGCAAAACGCGATTTTAGACAGATAATCATATTTTCAATGCTTATATACTCGTTAAAATCGAAACCGATAAATTTTGCTTCGGCAGTAAAAGGTCTTTCACGTTGCATATCATCTCTGATTGCACCGAACACGTGTACTCGTTCTGCTGATGTTGCTCTGACGAACAGCGGAAGATTATACTCATTCATCTCTTGTTTTATCATCTCTGCCAAACCGCTTAGACTTGAAAGGACTATTGTATCAGCAAGTTCGTTTTCAATCCTATATAAGTGCTTGTCCGAAAAAGTGCCTTGCACTGTTTCAATCACCTTTGGTCCTGTCATATCCTCGATTTTTTCAATAAACTCTCTATCAATCATTATCTTTATCCTCCTTTAAATTACATTACTTTCTTAATCGCTATAATCTTTGGCTCATCTTGCTCCGAGCCGTCTAATGTCATTTGCCCCGGTACTTGTGGCAACATTTCAACCAATGCTTTGCCCTCGTCTGATTCCGTCAAATACAACGCACTTTCAATGTTGTTTGTCGGTGTCAATGTTGACTTAACCTGTGTTGACATTTTGATGTTCTGTCTTTCGCTGTCAGGCTTTAATGACAGCGTTAATGTTATCTTTCTTACTGCGTCCGCTTTGGTGTTTAGGTCGGCGATATTATCAACCGACCTTGCTTAGCTCATAATCCAATCTTTCACCGATTGCGCCACGAGCAACCTCTAATAAATTTGCATTACCCACTTTTTATCATTCCTTTCTTGATTTTTTATTTTTTTGTGGTATAATATATGTAAAACATAGATTAATCTATGTAATTACCTTTGACCGTTTACGAGTGTCGGCTCTAACGGTCTTTTTCTTTTGTAACAATATTGATATACGGCTCACCATTATTCCACGAATGGCGTATTTCAAAATTGGCACTACCATTAATCAATATTTTAGTTCTGTCGGGAAATGCCCCTAATATTGAAACAAACTCGTCGTTTTTGTAGTTCTCTACTTCGTCATTCATTCTCTTTCACCTCCAACTTTTTCTTGATGTCATCCAACATCTTTAATTGTAATCTGTATTTCTTATCGACTGTTTTGTCAGTCGGAATACACAACGACATAATTTCTTTAAACGGCTTACCCTCATACACGCTTATACATATAACCGGTGCAAACTTATTGTCGCCTACCATTGTGTATATCACGACAGGTGCATCGTCACGTTTTGCCGCCAACAAATTAATCTGTAAGCATAAATTATGTAGCTTGCTTATCTGACCTGTTGTCATTTGTTATCCTCCTATATTCATCATCACGATTATTTCAAATGCTATCAGCAAAATTGAAAACATTGTTACCGCAATGATATATTCTGTATTTTTCATTTGCCATTCACCAACGCAATCACTTGGTCTATCTGTCTGTTGGTCTTTTCGTCAAACTTGTGACTGCGTGTTTGTGGCTGTTCCTCTGCGGCATATATACCGCCTTTCATATCTGCCATTGCTTTACCGGTATCAACCCACGCTCTTCGACCTTTTTCATTCAGGCTGTTCCATATCCTTATTATCAAATTCATTTCTTATCTTCCTCTCTCATTAACTTCCAACCGCCGAATAGTCCGACACCGAAACTAAACAAAGCTACACCTATAATGTACATATGTTTTACCTCTCTTTCATTTGTTACCTCACAGGCACAAGCGAGTTACTCTAAAAATGCTTAAGTATGATACTATATACAGCAAAATGGAGGCTGCAAAAAGAGTAACTCGTTTCTGCCTGCGAGATTTAATTTTTATGACATTTCTCTTGCTAACTTAGCAACAGAGATATATCCGCCTTTAAAATCAAAAAGTTTTTTTACTGTTGCTCTGTTTAATCCACAGAACTTTTGAACATCTTTAACTTTTAACATTTCTTTATCGGGATAATGTGCTTTTATGCGTTCGAGATTATCTCTATATGATGGTTTTTCAAGTGCCACTTCGCTCACCCTCTTTCTTGTAAACTTTTTATTAATCATTTAGTTCTTGGTTCATTCGACCCTTTAGCTCCTTAAGCAGTTGCAATACAATATCCAATGTGTCGCTATCGGCACAAGCAATGTCTAATTTTGAGGAAGTGAAAATGCCTGTTTCATTTCCTCTTTTTCGTTTGACTACTTCTTGATACGCCCTGTAATCTTCACCGCTTATTATGCGTTCCTTTGTTTGTGGAAGAATTGATATACAAGTATTTAAGTATTCAAGCCTTTCTTTTAACGGTAACTTTTCAATATTCATTTCTGCCTCCACTCCTCCAAGAAACTCTTTATCAGCATTACAACCGACGCCGGAAACACTATAGCGGCAAGAGCGCCGCAAGCAATCGCTATCATTACTATCATTTTTTCTACCTCCTATTTCCATTCTGCTCTTGTTAATCTTTTATGGCTGTGCTATAATCATCTTATGCTACAATCATCTTAAAGGAGTGAATTTATCATGAAATTAAATCTTCGCACTAAAGATAAAATACTCAATACTTTACTTGTAATCGCCGAAGAAACCAATACCACCGAAATCAAAAATTTCAGCAAGTATGTCAACAGATTTGATTACATTTCAAAAGCTGACCTGTACCGCTATTTGAAATTACTTGAATATGAACATATTATTGACTTAGACTATTACGATGAAGAAATATCAAGCATCCTGCTGATGCCGTCAGCATATATATATTTCTCCGAAAAAAGACAGTCTAATGTATTTACATATGTTAATATTGTATTGAGTGCCATAGCTGCTGTTGCCGCTGTAATGGCTCTGCTACATTAAATTTCTTATTATCAATAATGTTACAATACAAATTTCCTCTAAAACTATAATAATTCTAAGTGTATTCAATGTAATTCTCCTTATATTATTCTGATTACTATATCAATAATCGCCGCGACCAATGTAATACTTGTAAGTAAGAATATTATCTTGTCTGCGTATTCGTAATGCCCCACTGCTTTTTACCTCCTATTTAGTTTTTTACTTTCTGTTCTTGTTTTGCTATCCAATCTACACTTACATTAAATAGCTCTGCCAATTTTGACACATAAACTAAGTCGAGGCTTTTTTGGCGTTCACCATTTTCGATGTTTGCATAATAATTTTGACTAATGCCCAAATAATCAGCTATCGCCTGTTGTGTCATTTTGCGTTCTTCTCTTAATTCTTTTAAATACTTTCGCACACTATCACCTCCGTTCATCTCACAATGAGATATTATCACATATTGAGTTTATTGTCAATCCCTTTTTGAGATTTTTTTATTTTTTTATTTACTTTTATCTCTATTAGTGATAATATAGTTTTACAAGGAGGTGGCGTTATGAAAAATCTTAAACTATTAAGAAAGCAACACAATCTATCACAAAAAGAAATAGGTAATATATTTCACGCTTCGCAAAATACGGTAAGTCAGTGGGAAAACGGTACCAGAAAACCATCATATGATATTATTCAAGAAATAGCAGATTACTTTGATGTTTCTGTTGATTACTTATTAGGACGTCAAGAACAGCTCCCTGAATTAAACAGCAAAGATAAAAGAGAAATACAAGAAATATTAGACGATACCGAACAGCAATTATTATCTCAGGACGGTTTAATGTTTGACGGTTCTCCCGCAACAGATGAGGATGTTCAAAAAATAATAATGGCTATGAAAATGGGTATGGAAATGATAAAGAAAGAAAACAAAGCCAAGTTTACACCGAAGAAATATCGTAAAAATAATTGAGGTATTGCCTATGAATAGGATTGTAAATAAAATTGTATCTAAGTATCATTCTCGCAATCCAATAGATATAGCGCAAGGAATGAATATAAAAGTTGCTTATGCTGATTTAGGCGAAAATGTACACGGTTTTTACCAATACTACAAGCGTGGAATGGTTATATACATCAACAGTTCACTTGATGAGTTTATGCAACTTCAAGTATTGCGTCACGAAATAGGTCACGCAGTGCTACATAGAAAAACTAATCGTATATTTATGGAGCGTTCAACTTTTCAAGTTCCCGATAAATATGAGAATGAGGCTGACTTGTTTGCAACTTTCCTCGCTATTTCTGATGATGATGTGTGCAAATATATAAGCAACGAATATACAGTACAACAAATATCAAATATGACAGGTTGTAAAGAAAAATTTATTGAGCAGAGGATTAGAGATTATTGTGAGGGGTAATAGAATAAGTATGTAAAAATTACCACGATTGTTATACAAGGAGAATTAAAATGGAATTTGCAATAATTTTATTAACTTTCGGTTTAGATATTATACTTCCTATATTGGGTATTGTCGGATATTTCGCTCCTGCATATTGGTTATTAAATATATCATTCCTTTTTATTATAGGAAGTACATTTTTTAAACATCTGAGCCCATTTACTGTTATCATACACATAATATCTTGTATAATCGGTATTGCAGCAGCTGTTATACTTAAACTTCCGATTTTCAATACAATTAAACTTATACTATGCTTTGAATGGCTTTTGCTGAATATTGCTTGTGACATAATGATTCTCTTGAATAAATAGTCGCACATATACAGGTGGAAAAATTATATGAAAAAGATAAAGATTACGTTTGAAGAAAATACTGAAAAGAAAAACAAATACAAAAAATATCCTCGTTTAGACCTTGACCGTTTAGCATTTGAAGATGAAGAAACCGTTGAGCAAATGCAGATTGATTACATCAAAGCTATCAAGAAGAAAGTTTTAAAACGTTGGTTAGCACCAATGATATTAATATTTATAGCATTTGCTGTTGGTTTTGCAACATTAAGCGGCTATACGGCTAATAGATATATAACCACAGCAATGCAACAATTTTATTCTGATATGCAACGTAAACCGCTTAGCTTAAAGCCACGAAACAATAGCACTTCAGATACTACATCGGATAACACATCAAACTCTGTGCCGGGTGCTAATCTTGTCTATGTAACAACGAACGGTAAAAAATATCACAGGTTTGGTTGCCAATATCTTTCTTCAGGCAGTATAAAAGCAATGATTGAAAGTAGGGCAATTAACGAAGGTTATACACCTTGCAAGAAATGTTTTGATTAAATATATGATAAGAAAGGTGGGATTGTCTTATGTTTTTTTATGTTCTGTGCGTTATATTTTTCTTTTTTGCTCACAAGCAAATATATGCCGGCTCACATTTCACCGGCAGTAATAAAAAGATTGGAACGATTATCGGTATAATCGGTATTGTAAATATGTTAGCTACTTTTGCTTTTTGGGTGTATACAGCAATCAAAGTGTCGATATTAATCTCTTTAGTTTTGTTTGTAGTATCAATGATATTTACATACATTGTTAATAGAATTTTTGCGAAAGTATCGTTTAAGGAAGTGTCAAAAATGGACATAAAGCAAGAAGATTTGCAATTCATAATATACAACAGTCGGTGTGACGTGTTTGCAACGATTACATCGGAAGTTGGAACAATAGTAAATTTGCTCATATTGATAATTTATGTAGTAAGTAAAATTATATAAGCAAAAGCGAGGATTTTAAACGTGTCGGATTTAATATGTTTAAAATAAAAAAATCCCCCGACCGCTACCAACAGTCGGAGGATAAGAGTGTATTGAAACACATATTCGCAAAATTATTGTATCACATACACTCTATTTTTGCAATACTAATTTTTAAAAAAGGAGTGTATTAAAATGAAGAAAAGAAAAGACGGAAGATATTTAAAAGTCGTTACAATCAACGGTAAACGGTTGTATTTTTACAGTAGTAAAACTACGGAACAACAAGCTGAACGTGACATTAATCGTCAAATTCTTGCTTACACCAAGCAAGAAGAAAGAGGCAAACTGTTTAGTGAAGTTGCAGAAGAATGGGAAGAAGAACATTTTCCTAAGATAGAGTATAATACCGCAAAAAGATATAAAATTTTACTTAGTCACGCAGTAGAAGAATTTGATGATAGATATATCAAAGAAATACAGCCTATCGATATTGAGCAATATTTAGACTATTACGTAACAAGAGATTATGCAACAAAAACTATAAAAGACCAATTATCCATAGTCCGATTAGTTTTTAAACACGCCTATATAAAAGGCTATGTTGAAAATGACCCTACAAGATATATTAGCCCTCCAAAAGGCAAGTCAGCTATCAAACGACAACCTCTTACAGAAGAAGAAACCGAAGCAGTAAAAAATAGTCTAAATTGTTCTTTTGGCTTGTTCCCATATTTTTTGTTATACACCGGATTAAGAAAGGGCGAAGCTCTTGCTTTACAGTTTAAAGATATTGATTTCGATAATAAAGAAATTAATGTTTATAAATCTGTATATCATAAAAGCAACGTCCCTCATATTAAAGGCACTAAAACAGAAAACGGCACTCGCAAAGTGGTTTTGCTTGATGTATTAGCAGATAAACTTCCTAAAGGAAAAGATGAAAATTTTATATTTTCGATTGACGGTACAAAGCCGCTCGGTTATTCAGCTTTTCAACGCCGTTGGGATAAATATAAAAAAGAAACAGGACTTGATATAACAGCTCATCAGTTGCGTCATACTTACGCAACAATACTTTTTGAAGCAGGGATAGACGTAAAAGATGCTCAACATTTATTAGGGCATAGCGACATTTCGGTTACAAGAAATATTTATACACATATTCGTACAAATCACTTTAAAGAAACCGTGGAAAAATTAAATACATTTATGAATTAGTCAAGCATTAGTCAGATATGTTCAGAAACCGCATATTCATTAAATATTTAAGGGGTTCGAATCCCTCCGGGCGTACCATAAGTTACAATATCCGAACCTCGGTTCGGATATTTTTTTGTTTTTCTATAAAAAACAATATTTTTTGCAAAAAAGTATTGACAAAATAATTTTAATGTGCTATCATATTATTTGTCGTCAGACATTAAAACTGAATATGCGTGATTAGCTCAGTTGGTAGAGCACCTGACTCTTAATCAGGGTGTCCAGGGTTCGAGCCCCTGATCGCGTACCACGAATACCGCTTAAACACTGGGTTTGAGCGGTTTTTGTTTTGTCCTTTAATCAATCTCTAAAACACTTTCTAACACTTTTCTAACACTTTTTATGCACTGAACATACCCTTTAGTCCCTGTCCCAATTCTCTCTTATGTTCCATGCTTATATGACCGTAAATGTTCATTGTAGTGCTAATATCCGCATGTCCAAGCCATTCTGATATATCTTTCATATTCCACCCTCTGAGAATAAGCATCGATGCACAACTATGACGCAAATCATGAAATCTAATGTGCGGAAGCTCATTTTTCTTTAAAACTTTTTGCAACTCGTGGCTAGGATAACTTGGATAATACGGTGTACCATCTTCTTTTGCAAAAATATATCCACTATCAGAATAACAATTTTTAAAAAAATCTTTATTCTTTTTTTGTTTTTCTAACAGTTTTTCTAACAATGGCTTCACATCATCCAAAAGAGGATATACGCGATTACTTGTTTTATTTTTAGTAGAATCTTTGGCAACCACTTGATTTTGCAGAACAACCGTATGCTGAATTACTATGGTATTATTCTCAAAGTCGACTGCATCCCACCGTAACCCCATAAGTTCGCTCCGCCTTAACCCGTATATAATAGTCATATATAACATATCGTGCAACATTGTACTTTTAGAAACTTCAAGCAACCTATTACACTGTTCCACTGTGTAAAATGAAGGTTTTACAGTGGTTTTCTGCATTTTAGGCAATCTTGCGTACTGACATGGATTATCTCTTATTAGTTCTTCACGAATGGCTTTCTTAAAAATCAAACTTAATATTGTACCGTGAATTTTTAGAGTTCTACATGATAATCCGCCAGGTTTACCATCTAACCTTCCCGTAACCGCCTTATAATTATAATATTTTTCAATATCTGCTATCTTCACATCTTGTAGCATTAAATTCTTTTGTTCAAAATACGGGATTAAATGGTTTTCCGTATCGGTTTTATATCCTTCGTATGTAACAATATCAACTTGCGTAATCACTTCTTTAAGCCACTTTTTTATGTATCCCACAAAGTCAATTTTATCAAACATATTGGGATTTTCATTATACTCCGCTAATAATCTTGTCAAAGCCGCTTCGGCTTCTCGCTTATTACCTTTCTTTGCATCAATATAGAGATTTATCCATTTTTGCTTTTTATTAACACGGAATACTGCGTAATATTTTCCGCCCTTTTTCTGTAGACTACCTCTCATATGTCATTCCTCCTTAACTTCGGTAGTCTGCTGACAATATTATTTTATCATCAACAGCCTACTTTATCAACATATTTTTTTAAAGTTGTACTCCTTTTAAATACTCAATCACTCCGAATTTAGGAATTATATATTTCTTGCCCAGTCTACGATTGGGTATATCGTTGTTTTTTAATAATTTATACGCTGTATTCTTACCGATGTTAAGAATTTCGCACAAATCTTTAATATTTATCACATCTTTATACTCTTCCAACAAATATATCACATCCATTCTCGTTCACAAATTAAATATTTTAACCCTTTTTCAGTGTACAATAAGTTTATACGTTCAAAAAACATTAAAATATCTAAGCTACACGAACGGCAATTTGCAAAATTGCTCCATAGGATTTTCACCTTCCCGGCGCTGCCCGGACTGCCCCCGATGCTTGCATACACGCCCTTAAAGCGCGGTCTACGGCTAGGCAGAAGTATCATTATACCAATATGACGTCTTGACCATTCAAACTTGCAATTTGATTTTTACTAGTGATATTTATCGCTCGACTACCTCTATGCAGTGTCTTGGCGTATCAAGTATAAGGCTCTTCCATATTGGAATGTATCCGTTTGCTCTTTATTATGCTACAGCGTTGTCTTCTGTGCTTTCTTTGTACATGAAAGGATTTTATTTATACGTAATAATATTTTTTGTAAACTTTGTAATGATGCCACAAATGATTCTTCGCTCATCATTAGCAGATTTCTTTATCAGAGAGTAAAGACACTCTTCCTCTTCATCTGTAAGATAGTTTTTATAGCTTCTGTATTCAGGCAATATATAAACCCCACCTTGATTACCTTGTTTCGTATAAACAGGAGCAATGCCACTGAGATAAACTATATCTCTGTCGATTGTATCTGTAGAAACATTAAATTCTGTCGCCAATTCGCATCGAGTTGATTGCTTTTTCTGGACAAGGAATTCGAGTATTTTTGTTCTTCTTTCGCTCACACATAATTTATCCCTCACGTTGCTCCCCTCCTTTCGGGAGCAGTATACCACTCAAACTCCGCAAATTTTTCCGAGTTTGAAAAAATAATTCTGAAAGTTTCAAACTTTTTTTCATTATCTTAGTCCTTTTCCTCTTTTTTTGAAAAAGACCTCATTGGCGGTGCTCTCATAAGACATTCAAAGACTAAAAAAACACGATTTTTTTCAATCGTGTCAGCCGTATTCGTGTATATACGCTTTGATTGTTCACGTGCGAGTTTTAAATCAGCTAAAATAAGCACATTGATTTTTTTAATAAATCATTCCCCATATGTTTTGCAAACAATAAAACCCCTCCAAGAAACTAAGCTTGAGGAGTTTTTACAATCAAATAAGCCTCATCAAACCATCGTTTTTTTTGATGAAGCTTTATGCTGCTTCTGAATTATAACTTCGTTCTATCACGAAGCATTTAATCGTGTTAATTTCACAGAAAACATTGTAAACTATATGTGGAGGTGAATTTTCAGTGCTATGAAACACGATATTTTAGGCGAACAAATAAAAAATGCCCGACTACATAAAGGGATATCACAAGAACAACTTGCAGAAATGTTGAATTGTAGTTCACGCCATATTATGGCGATAGAAAATGAAAATAAAAAACCCGGATACTGGTTGCTTTATAATCTTATACGAACTCTAAACATTCCTGCTGATACGATTTTTTATCCCGAACGACACAACATGCCACATAAAATGGATATTGCCATTGACGAACTGGTAAATATGCTATATCTGTGTGATGAAAAGACAATACACGCAATAACTGCCGCTGTTCAGGAAATAATCAAGTCCGAATGAAGAAGCGCACATCAGTGCGCTTCCTTCTAAAGCACTCCTAATCTTTTGAGTAACTTTACACAATCTTTTACGCCTTGTTCATACAAGAACGCACAGTCTTTATCCGCTAAAGCCGCATGCTTTGCAATATATAAATTTATTATATCGGCTTTCCCAGCTGACAATTCTGATAACACCGACTGCACTTTGCTTCCCAATTGTGTCAATTCTGTGTTAATTTCTTTGTATTCCTTGTTTTTCATTCGATAATGACTCAGTTTATGTTCTGTAATTTCATCAATTACCATTGAAATCAATTCCTGTTCAGTCATAATAAATATCTGCCTCCTGTTGATTCATATTGATTATATAATTCCCCGAAAAATTTGTAAATAATTCTGGAAATAATGGTAGTATTCTACGGAAAAAGTGGTTATGTACATCTTCTATGTAAACACAAAACCGACACCATTAGCCTGATGTCGGTTTCATCTTTCAATTTTTTATCTGTTTACTGTTTTATAAACCATCTGACGTCATCTTTGTTACTCTATAATTGCTGTTCTTGATTCTGCATCCCATGTAACTTCAAAGCCCATTTCTTCTGAAAGGAAGCGCAGAGGAACCATTGTTTTGCCATTTATAAGACGAGCTGGGACATCCATGGTGGCAGGTGTGTTATTTACTTCTGCATTAGTATCATCTATCGCAAATGTAACTGCTGTATTATCAAGTGTTGCTGTTGCTGTCTGTGTTTCCTGATTCCATTCAACATCTGCGCCCATCTGCTCAAATAAGAAGCGCATAGGCACAAGTGTACTGCCGTCTTCTATTACAGGCGGTGTTTCAAAACCAAGTATTTTGTCTTGGAATTGTACATATATATCACTTGCATTTAATACTTCATCTATTTTTTCAATAGGACAAGAATAGAACCCTTTTATATAACCGGAGTTGTCTTTTAAATAAAATTCAAATCTATTATCTTTTAGTTCAAAAACATCGCAAAGCAGACAATTTTCTAAAGGCAGGTCTATTATAGTAAAATATACCCCATCCTTTGATACAGCTACTTTCCCAGGCAGTTCTCTTCCATCATATGCAAGATTTGCAAATAAATAATCATGAACCTGAATAATTTCACCAATATCGACACTCTCATAGATAATGCCCTGCTTTGTAACACCATTTTGAGATAATGCTATATCCCCCATATCCTGTGTGAAATATCTATCATATTGCAGCTTACCATTTCTAATAAACAATTCATGTCCGTCGTTTATAATCGGTATACCACCGCTCTCATTGTATACATGCCAATTTTCGAAATCCGTTGAATAATATGATTTTTCCTCTGACACAACATTCATATGGGTTTCAGGGATATATTCACCATATTGAGAATATGTATTTATATAATACACTCCATTTATGTATGACATATCGCTTACATAATCTCCGGAATAAGATTTTAAAACATTAAAATTCTTATCCAATAAAATAATATTATCATCTCTAGTCGCATAATTAAGACCATGACGTTTATGATTTTTTTCCCTAATCATATATCCATCATTCGTTTCAATAACTTGTGAAGTAGGTATATTACTTGAATTTACCAACCTGTCCAGAAATTTGTAATTACTATCGGTGACTGCATTCCTCCAATTGACTTTATCTTTTGAATATGTGGCTTCCCATGCCGATGCATTGTGTGCAGAGCCATCATAATATACTGAAAAATACCCTTGTCCCGTATATACAACTCTATCTTTAGGGTCGATTCTTTCATGTTCAAAATCAATCGCATATGTATCATTGCTGTGGATAATTCCAATCATCATCATAATTATGCAAATTATTAACAATCTGTATGGGGTTTTCTTTATTATCTTTTCCATAATCTTTCTCTCCTTCATAGATTTTAAAACAATTTCTTATACTACCGTCATTCGCTGTGAATAAACCTGTTTTCATCTTATATTCTATCTCTTGGTTGGGTTCTAATACAATATAATTTACAATGCTTATTTTCTGGAGTAATGTACATTATATTACGAAGAGGCAGTTCAAATTTTCGTTTACTCTCATATATTTCAACTTTAATCGTCTGCATCTTTTCCAAAATTGGTGCAATGCTCTTTTTCAATCTATATCTATCAATAGGTTTTGACCAATATCTAAAAGCATACTTCTCTATTACTTCATCAATATATTCTTCATAATTAGTAGTAAAAATAATAATACTTTCAGGATAATAGCGTTTTATCATTTTAGCTACCCATACACCATTTTTATCTGAATCTTTTAATTCAATATCCAAAAAAACTATATCATATTGATCCTTATTTTGTAATAGTTCATTCGCATCCATATACACATCTATAAAATATTTTAAATGCATTTCATCAAAAACGTCTTTTACAATATTGCATGTTTGTTCCAACGCAATTTTTTCATCATCGCAAATAGCAATACGCATTTCCATTTCCTCCTTAAGCATTTTATTCCTCCCTTCCATTATAACTATATTTTTGTAGATTGGTATATTATTCTTGTATTTTCGTCATTTTATCTAATTTTCTGCACTTTTATTATCTATAATCAACAAAAATCGCTCATATAAACTGTTGAACAGGATAATAATATAAATAATATCCCATTAAACAGGATATGTCAATACGCTTTGACGGTTCAACAGGATATTTTTCTAATTTTATACTGTACAATAGTATATAAAAGGAGTGTTTTTTATGAATTTAGATGATTTATTTGCAAAAAGATTAGCACAACTTAGAAATCAGAAAGGTGTTTCTGCAAGAGATATGAGTTTATCGTTAGGACAGGGAGCCGGATATATCAACAATATTGAAAACAAAAATAATCTGCCATCAATGACTGTTTTCTTTTATATATGTACTTATTTAGATGTCACACCAAAAGAATTTTTTGACTTTGACAATGCAAATCCAAAAGAATTAAATAGTATAATATCTAACTTAAAGAAACTTTCACCGAAACAGCTTAAAAATGTTTCAAACCTTATTGATGATTTGATAAAGTAGAGAGATATTTTTAAATACCTCTCAATTTATCAATATCAGTAACTATAATAACTCTATTCTTCGTGATTTACGCTACTGTTTAGAATGGAAGTTCATCGTCATAATTATCTTTACGGGATAATATTTTATTCTTTTTACAGGTATGCGTATTATAATCTCTGAATAAATCTTTTTTAAATATACACATTTGCTCGCCTGATTGACAAGGTCTCAGTTGTTCGTAGCACATACTGACATCCACGATTTCAACAAGCCATTTATAAAATTTATTCTGTATTATTTTCACCTTACCTGTAAAGCAATCCCAAACTGTAATATTTACAATTCTTCCTTTTCTCATATTTAATAAATCACTAAGTATATATTTCATAAATTAAATTCCTTTCCTTTAATTATTTTTCCTTCAAATATTTCACTATGTACTTATCAAACACTTCATCAAGTGTTAGCATTTCTGTTTCATTTATGACCTCTTCCATTGTACGTTCGTCACTATTTAGCTCTTTAATGTCACGAGTTATACTAAAATAATCACAAATATCATCAACAAAATGTACATGTGTCAACGTAAGAGCATAAAAAATATCTGAGCCTGTATTAAAACATAATGATGAATATACTGCATTGTCATAGTCCTCCGCCTCATCATCGGTATGCTTCAGCAATCTCTCATGTTTTTTATGTAATTTCAAAAGCATATTGAAATTTTTTTCATATACTTTTAACTCATATTTTAAAAATTCCTTATCTTCTTCCGTTAAATACGGACATTCAAAAGTCTTATTTTTCATCTTGTTTTCCCTCCAAATATTTTCTTATATATTCATCAAATACTTCATCGAGCATCAGAATTTTTGTTTTATTTAACACCTCACATTGAGGAGCAAACACTTCAAGCTCTTTAATACCCCGCGTTTGAAAAAAATAGCGGCAAATATCTCTGATAAATATGCTCTGTATATTTGAACACACGTTAGAAATATTCATTTTAAGTGCAAATCTTAGTAATGAATATTGCAAATAATCATCCTGACCATCACAGTCCGATTTGTGTTTGTCCTCGCACCTCCGATATAGTGCTATAATCTCTTTGGCGCTTTCCTCATAAATTTTCTGCTCATACTCCAAAAATTTTTTATCTTCTTCCGTCAAATACGGACATTCAAAAGTTTTACATTTCATTTTTATTACCTCCTTATCACAGAAAGGCGCGTGTTTCCACGCACCTAATCTGCCTATATAATTTATATTCCTTATTTTTTACGCTGCTATATTATATCCGCCTTTTGCTCTTACACGAAGTTTATACTCATCGCAAAGCGTTCTGAGACATTCAAACTCTGAATCCATATCGTTAAGTCTTTGCTTCAATATAACCTCGTAATCGTATTTCTTATCTTCAAGCGTACTCACCCTATTCAGCCAACGTGTCAAAATAGCGTTACTTTGACTTCCAGCTTTTATCAGTTTTTCAATTTTATCCTGATAATCCTGTATCTGCTTCTGCATATACAGATAGAACTCCGTAGCCATCTTTTTACGCTGCTTTTCGTCATCAGCAACATACATAGAGTTTATGCTTATTTCTTTGCGAGTCGCCTTATTAGTGGGAGCGTACAAATTCATACCGCTCAATTCTTCCATAAAGTCCTCAAAGTCATCAATATAGCCCATATACTGTTTCGGGATAAAGAAATGATACCCGCGCGCTGAAATCTTAATTGCATTTAATGACGATATATACTTGTCCGCCACTGTTTCAATCTGTCTGTTTCCCACGCTGTCTAAGTATAGCTTATATAATTCCTTGACCTTATCACAATATCCGTCTACATCACGACGTGTAAAGCAATCTACATCTGTTACAAATATATCGCCTGAGTTCCTGTCAAGCTGAACATTTGCAAGCTTACGGTAATCATTAGTTTCTTCATTAACTGTTTCCTCTACAAGCTCACGGGATATGATGTTGCCGCTTACTCGCTTATTATCTCTGAAATAGATACGCGCAATATTCGGTTCACCGTTGCGTTCCTCTACAATTCTGTCCTTAACATCAGTAGTGGCACAGCGAAAAGCGTCAATAGCAGAATGTTTTTCTCTTTTACTTGCCGGAAAACCATATCTTTCAACCAATTCCTTAAATTCCTTTTTGTTAATCAGAAGTCTGGGGAAAGAATAATATAAAAACTTACCCAAGATTTCCGAGCTTTGACCGTCCGTGCTATTTACCACCATTAAATTATTTGCTTCCATAATTTTTCCTCCTTCTTATGCCGCCAATCTGTCATAGCTGCTGTTATGACGCTTCTTTTTGTACAGACAATAATCATCAATTCCCTTATACCACGGGTCCCAAGTACAGGTTTTGGTTTCTATCCCGCACTCGTTTAAAATTCCCTTTATTTTTATAAGAGCCTCTTTTACACGGTGATTGACCTGTTTATCCATGTCGAACATCTCATACACTTTTTTTACGTTAAGCTGATTTAACGTATCAGACAGACAATTTACTGCATTGACGCCTGCTATTGCAATAAGCAAGCTTCCGCCGGATAAAACACTTGTAACATCAGCTTTAAGCGCTCCTTCAGTAAGATATGCCGTGTCAGATGATATATCGCCTACAACGTGTACCCAAGAGGAGACGCCTGTCCCCTCCGGATACTCATTAGTAGAAAACCATCTATATCGGTCATCGTCAACGTCAAGTCTGATTTGCAAACCCTGTATATACCCGTCTTTATTGCATACGGGAACAAAGTAACCGCCGTATGGAGGTTCATATATTTTCCATTCACCGTATTTACGATAAAAACCCGGTATTCCGCTAAGGTCATGTTGTGCAGACAGTTTTTTAATAATTTCCCGTCGTTCATACTCATTAGCGGGTACACTCTTATACAAGAAATTTTGTATGTTTTTCATTGACAACCCTCTTTTTATCAGATCATTGAAATGTGTGTTATTAAGGGGCAGCATCTGTAACATATCATAGTACACATTATGACGTTCCATAAGAGATTTCATTGGTGTACTGTTTATCGGCTGTATCCTCTTAGGCTCTGTACCTGTAATACAGTTTGATAATTCGTTTGCTGCTTCCTTATTTGTCATACAATTTATTCTTGCATATAAACTGACGTCATTTCCTCTTGCACCGCATCTAAAGCAATTCCACTGATTTTTCTGTGTGTTGAGATACAGATGATAATGCTTATCACCGCAAAACGGGCATAGCGCCTTAATTTCTCTTGCGCCTATTCCGTCGTTCTTCATCTGAATACCGCATAAACGCGCGACTTCTTCTATTCCGAACTCTTTCCATTCCATTATGCCGCCTCCTTAACCGCAGCAGGCGATGGTTCATGAACAGTAATCGCACATCTGCGTACAAACGCAAATATCATCTGTCCGTCAGGTCTGGTGAAATTAGTGTTAATACTCTCAGCATTATCCACAAATGTCGGATATGTAAGCCCTGTCAGACGCTTCACAAGCATTGCTATCTCCAATCCTGCTTTGATACGTTCCGAATTGGACAGCCAGCGGTAGTCTTTTCCGTCATAAGTAAATTTAAAGGTATCCTTTATTTCGCCCGTACCTTTTACCACTTCAGACAGCTTAATTGCCGCTTTATCCATCTTTAACGGAGTTAGCATTACTTCCGCACGCTTGACTGCATATTCATTTACGGCTGATATGAGATAACCCAAAAAATCTTTTTTGCCCTCATTATCCTTTTTCTGTAATTTAACAGTTTCTATTGCTTTAGTGAGTTCTTCTTCACTGCGCATAGAATTTAAATCACTTTCATCCGCAAATAACTCAGCTTTCATCGCTTCAAGCGAATTTACCTGCGCTTCACTGAAATTACCGAAGGTCAGGGTATCGCGCAACCTGTCAATATCAGAAGAAGTTGCCGACTTGACATTCTTGATTTCTTCCTCAACTTTTTTCAAGTCATCCGCCTTGTACTGTTCAAACTGATCCTTTGCCTGTGCATCAAGCTTCACAATATCATCAAGCTGTGAGTTCAGATTTGCACCATTTTTCTTCATATTAGCAAGTGTTGCCGTTATATCTTTTCTGACAGCGTTAAATTCCTCATTTGTCAGAGCATGAGTACAGGTAGGACAAGGCACTCCCGGTCTGATACCCGTAGCTTTGTTATATAAGCCGGTATATTCCAAGCGTGCCGCGTTCAGCTCCGCCTCTATTTTTGCTCTTTGTGCAGAAAACTTTGAAACATATGGTCTGTTCTGAATTTCCATACGCTTTCTTTCAAGTGCAAGAATTTCATCGTTAGACAAAGACTTTTTTGCTTCATTATATTCCTGTCTTACAGCTTCAACGTCTATGCCCTCAAACTGCTTTTTCATAACAGCAGATATTTTAGCTTTCTGCTCCTTAACAGAGGTCTCCAGCTTATTTCTTTTTACAGAATTATTTTCAAGCTGCTCCTCTAAAAGCGCAAGCTGTCCCGAAAGATATGTAATCTGGTCGTCAGCCTCTTTCATTTCCGCGCGTTTATTTTTTATATAGTATTCCGGTTCAAGCAAACTTTCATTTTCAAGCAAATCCCTTGTCTGCTCACTGCAAACTGCCAGAATAGCCTCCTTTGAAACAGGCGGGAGAAGCTTTTGCAGAAATTCGCGTCCGTCACTCGCTATTTTTTCAATAAAATACAACGGATTTATAACCGACAAAAATATATCCTTCTCAACAAATAAAGCCGTAAGACTTTTTTGTGTCATTGTATTTCCGTTAAGAGCTATACTTGTCGTATTTCCATTTTTACGCCGTACAAGCGTATAAATCTCTCCGTCGCCATTTACAAATTCCACCTCAACGCACATCTGCTTTGCGCCTTTGCTCATGAGCTTATCAATACCTTTTTCGCCCCAGAACGGCACGCCGCAAAATGCGTATGCAATAGCGTCGGCAATAGTGGTTTTTCCCTGTCCGTTAGCGCCTGAAATATATGATGTACTTCTGAAAAAGAACTCCCTTTCCTGTGCAAAGGCTTTAAAACCCTGCATTTTAATTCTTGTTATCGTAAATTCCGTTATTCTATCCATATTATTTTTCCTTTCTAAGCCGCCAATTCATAATCCTGCAAGATATGTACTTTACCAAAGCCTGTATCTTGTGAATAAAATACGGCGCTGTTAAGCTTTGCACCTTCTTTAAAATTATCGTCTGTACCGTTATAGTAGACAGTCGCAGTCTTGTTTCCGCCCTTAATATCCTTAATTTTAAGCATACTCCTGACATTCTGACCGTCTTTTTGTCTCTTTACACCGAGTATTTCATACAAAGGTGTAATGGTCGGCTGCTGTGTCTGCTGTGGACTTGCCGGCTTTGATGTTGGTTTTGCCTTGTCTGCCTGCGGTTCGGGAGTGTTGCCTGTGTTCAGATTTTTAAGAAATGTTATATACCTCTGCTGAAGCTTAGGCATTTCGTCATCTTGTATATATATCTTATCTCCTCGCATATATACATTAACCCATACAGGTGTTATCTCATATAAATACCGTCCTATGCCCCACTTTACAGCCGCGCGCTTAAATGCGTCAGACAATCCACCTTTAATCGGTGAATAATTTGATAGTTCGGCGCCATCGCTCTTACTTATCCACTCTTTAAGACTATCATCATAAATTGATATAGTACAAATTTGAGATGCGTTATTTTTTGCTGTAATCCATGGTTTATACTCGTCTTTCCAACGCATTTGACCGACAACCTCATCAAGACGCTTAGCAATAGTTCTCGAATCAAGATATGCAACTGCAAGTCCGCTGGTCTTTTCATTATTCGTAACTTGAATACGCCATTTCACACACTCGGCATCAAATGGCTTTGCAAGTCCTTCCAAATATTTATTTACACTCATTTACTTACCTCCGTAATAAAATCATTCAGTGTTTTTTCCATATCAATCAATACATTATCATAGTAATACTGACTGTCTTTATCTTTCAAATGCTCCAATAACCCACGATAATCCAAATTGAGTTTTGTCCTCTCTTCTTTATAATAATCATAGTTATTAGGCATTTTCAATATAAAGTATGGCAAACCGTTAAGCTGATGCAATGATTTAATTGACGGCAACACGTTACTTCCTGTGCAAAGTCTAAATTCTTCTACATTGGAAAACGGATAAATAAACATCTTTGATTTAGGAGTTAATCTGCCCGTTTCCGTAACACCAAGCTGCACATCCGTTATGAGATTATCAGCAGAAACCGAAAAACCAAAAACCAATCTCGGCAAAGGAAAATCCTTATATTCTGTTTTTTCAAACATAATATCTGCTGTCTGCTCCTCAAAACTTATTACAACGAATTTATTTTTTTTCTTATCTTCACTGTAAGCTATACAATTTTGCGGTAATATACCGCTGTTTATACTAAATTTAAACTTTGCTGCGTCCTTTAAACACTTCAATATCTCGTTTGCCTCAATATATTTTACTGAAGTAATGTTATTCTCCTGCATTTCAACGCATATTCTGCAATCATTTTGGATATGTATAACAATTTCGTCATTTCTATTCATCACGCAGCCACCTCCAATTCTTGAGGCAGAAGCAATGAAAGATATATTGCTATTATTCCGGCATATATTTTTTTCAGCTTTTTTAACTGTTTCTCATAATAATGAAAAATAGTATTTATAGAAAAATATAATCCTACATAATCATAAAAACAACCTTCCTCGTACACATATACGTTTACTGAACTTGCATATTTATGCTTTGTACCTGAATAAACATCACCATAACAGCAACCGCATGTATCTATTTTATCTAAGCGTTTCAATGTATAATTTAACGCATCTCTTATGTATTTGTTTTCCTTCTTACTCCAGCCCTTCAGCCTGCCTATCTTCTTTGCGAGTCTGTAATACTCCGTCATTTCTTCACTTGAGAAGAAATATCTGCAGCAGTATGTTTCCTCGTTAAATTCACAGTTGACGAGAAAGTCGCTCTCACGTATTGTCTCATAAAATAAAAATTCGGTTTCTTCATCCAAAAGCATATAAGACAACTCTGTAAAAGCTTTTTCCCCGCATTCATCATAATGCCTCTTTAGCCTGCTGATAAAGCTTAACATACAATCATTATCAACCATTTTTCTGCTCCTTAAAAAAATACTTTGCCCTCAGATACATTGCACGGTAAACATTCACCGAAAACGGAATATAATGCTCTGGCGTTATTTTCTATCTCCATCATTTTATTGTAAAAGACCTCATATTCTGAAGCGCTAAAACGACTGAAATCAATATCACCCACATGAATATATTTTCCGTTTATTATCGCAGAATAGATAGTATCATAGAGATACTGTATTCCACCTGTATGTTTTCTGACGGACACATCCTCCAAGCTTTTTATATTATCCTTAAATTCTTTTATGTCTAATGTAATCATATCAATAGTCCTCCGGCAGTAAAACAGTAGTAGCACTTCTGTCGGCTTCTGTTATAATCCAGAATTTTCTATCGTTTGCATCAGTATATGACGCAAATATTCTGTCGCCGTATTTCAAAGCACTGTCATTCAACTGTTTATCGCTTTCACACAGATTTCCCCAATCACCTTGCATATAGCGAGCCAGTAAGATTTGAAGTACGCTTGGAATATCAAGCTCTTTATTAGCATTTGCTGTAATCACCATTCTTCCCAATTCAAATTTACTGTTCACCGTATTACTTTTTTCATGAAAGCCTTCAGGAACCTCAAACCATCTATATTCTGTTTCCTTTTTACCATTTTCCTTAATTTCCGACACATCCACCAAAACCACGCTTAACTTATTTTGAACTACATGTCCTGTTTCTGAAAGCGAATAGTCCCATAAGCTACTAAAACCGTTATCTTCAAGTCTTTTCCCTATTTCTGCACAGATATTTTTATCAAATGTATAGCGATGACCTGTTACGGCTTCTACATAGTCTTGAGGTGTATATATTATTAGTTTTATCATTATGTTCATTGTTTTTTTCCTTTCTTTGATTTATTTACGCTAAGCTCTTAAAGCCCTGCGGCGTTAGTACATTAAATACCATCTTATTTACATGCGTTTGTGACAGTGTATCACCGTTATCATATTTCTTGGTTTCTTTTATGATACGACCTTTCAGAATGTGCGGACTGTCACAGTCAATATAACCGTTTATAAGACCGCTTCCGCCTATCAGTCCGATTTGTCCCGTATTCAACGGTAACAGCGGACGTTTCTCACGCGCATCCAAAACACTTTTCTCAAACAGAAAGTCCATTGACTTCGAGCCTGCAAGCTGGCGTTTTAATTCACCCATATTAAAAACAGCGCCTTTAAATAACTCTACGTTCTTTTCACGTTCGGGGAGTATATAACGCTCGGTTTCCAAGTCGGTGATAGGCGGCATATGCTCTATATCAGATGCAGCCTGTACAAGCTTTTCAACCTTATCACTTCCGTCACTTTTAGGTTTCTTGATACCCATTACTGCTATCTGCCTGAATTTTTTGAACTCATTATCCAAAAAACGAAACATTTGTATATCCTCTATGTTGTCGCATAAAATTCTGCAAATATCGCTTGTCATTCTGTAATACGGAATGATATATATAAGCAGTCCTCCGTCCATAAGATGATAAAGGCTGTCAACAAGGAACTGTTTTTCACTTCTTGCTCTGCTTCCGCCCTCCTGCATAACAGAAAGATACGGAGGATTTAAGAATACCAGATGGAACACATCCCTGCTTATTCTTGAATAAAAGAAGCTGCCAAAACCAACTCTATCAAGACAATTTTCTGCTTCTTCCCCTCGAACTTCATCAAGCTCAATACCATAAGTATCTGCTAATTTTCCGCTTGTCAGCGCACTTAAAGCCATACCGCATCCACAGCACGGGTCAAATGCGTTTATACGCTTTCCATCAGGGAATAATATACCGTTCTTTATATACTTTACATGCTCAATATCTGTTGGATAATACCCTGTACGAACATTATTCATCAGTCTGCCTATAACAGACGCATTTGTAGTTTCGTTGTCAGGAATACTATCAATAAGCGGCTGAATTGCACCGATAAACTTCGTATAGTCCGGTGTCAGTAAATTGAATTTACTTACTGCCGTGTATAGTTTATCCGCGTATGTACTGCAAGTGTCCATATCTGCCTCACAGAAAAGAAGCTTTAAATTTAAAATGTTATCAGCTAATTTCTCTCTGTCTTTTTCAAGCTTCTGATACAGTTCACGCGCCTTTGGAATGTTATTACTCTTTTGGTTTTTCTCAATAGCCTTGCGCTTTACCGTCATACTGTCTATTGCAGATAAAACAGAACTTTTCATAAGCGAAAAGCGCTCTAAAACATAATATTTCTCCATCACCGATTACCTCCTCTTGACAAGAGTGTTTTTGAGTTCATTGTCATTGAAGAAAAGGTAGTCTTACGTACAAGTAAATCACCGCATACAATAAGCTGATACAATATCGACGCGACAATGGTTGATGCAAACAAATTAGCCGCTATACTCTGCGGCGCTGATACGCTTCGCTCAGCACACGAAAGCTCCGTCGGAAATTTCTCATCGCCCTGTAAAATATCAGGGTATATTCCCGCCACAGGCTTTGTTATAGTACGTCCGTTTTTGCGTACTCCGCATACCACCTGTCCCGTGTATTCTCCGTTACCGGAATCTATGTATATGATATTCCGGGTTTCTTTGAATACCTCATGACATAGCTGACGGGAACGGTTATTGTCAACCGCGCCTATTAAAATCACTGTCGGTCCTTGAGAATTGTAATAATAACAATTACTGTCTACAAGCCTTTCCAATGTCTTTTTATCCTCTATGAAATCCGGTATATACTCCGTTTCTATCCCAAACGTGCCTGCATAGCGTTCCGCCATAACCTGAGCTTTGTTTTTGCCTATATCGCACGCGGCAAAATTCTGACGTATAAGGTTCTTTTCCTCGACTATATCACCGTCTGCAATAATGATACGGGCAGTACATCCCGAAGCAAATGCTATACGGTATAAATGCGGAGCAATATATCCGCCTGTACCGCCTGCGCCGATGAGGATAATCTTAAATCCGTTATATCTGTTTACTTTCAT